TCACTGACTCGGCCATCTAAATCGTTAACGTTTCCGCTACCTCTACTAGATACTCCGAGTTTTACCCCTGACTCTAACATGGTCTGAACTAACTGACCCATCGGAGTTGGTAAAATCTTTAATTTGCCGTAGCCATTAGGCCCATCCATCCACATCTTTGTGATCATGTGTGATACACGATCTAAGTTGATTTTTAAATCATCTGGGTGGTCAACTTCACCTAATACAGAATTACCTTCCTGTATTTGTTCATTGAGGGTATCTACGGCGCTCTCTATTTCTTGTATGGGATAAACACGTTCATTTGCGTTCTTAACCCCACCCTGAATAAAGATGCCCTTCATAAAAAGGGTTTTTAAATCTGTATCACCTTCCTTAACAGATTCGACCATCATTTCTGCACGGTCGAATGTTAAGTGTTCTTTAAGATACAAAGCCATTTATATCGTTCCTTAGTCTATTACAGATTTAGTGTTTGTACCTGAAGCCTGTGCAGTCACTGGCTTTGGTGCGGCGCTTAGTGCTTTAGCATTTTTGCCAGGCTGATTCTGCCAGGTTGATGCGCCATCAATATCTTTTGCTGTTGGATTAGGACGTCCTTTTTCATCACTACCTTTGTCAAAGTCTACTGGATGTGAGTCCATTCCTTTTTGACCTGAGTTTGCGTCTACTGGGCTTCTAGTTTGTTCGCCATTGTCGCCCATTTTTGCTGTGACTTTTTGAAGTGTAATTGCTTCTGCAACTAATTCTTCGTCATCAACATTTACATCAACATCTACTTCAGGAGCGTCTGCTACTTCGTCTTCGATGTCATGTAAGTCTGCGTCCATTTCGTCATCACGGTCTTCTAAATCATCTTCTTTGCCCATGATCTCTTCAAATTCTGCCATTAAGTCATCAAGTTTGTCTTCAATGCGGATAACTGCATCTTCAACTTCGTCTGATGAATTCGCTTCGATGTCTATTGATCCTTCAACTTCTTCGTCATCGCCACCGATGTCAAATACTTCTTCAGAGTCTACATCAATTTCATCTTCTTCTTTAACGCCTTGTTCTTCAGCATTGATCTCGTCAAGTAGATCGCCTACTTGTCCGCCGATGCCTTCGTCTAGGTCGTCATCGTCCATCATTTCGTCTTCCATGATAGATTCGTAAATTGCTTTAGATTTCTCTATAACAATGTCGTGGAACAATTCTGATGCTTGTTCTTCATTCTCATTAATAATGAGGTCTATTAACTTTTCAAATTTCTTGTTATCCATTGAGTTTCTCCTGATATAATAAAGTAATGGCTTTGTAGATTTATTTATAGCATATACCACAAAAGATAGGTTTAAGTACTACTTTTTTGCGTTTTTTGCCAATAATATAAGTTTTTTCTAATTTAGGGGGAATTATAAGGTTGGTGCGGCATCTTCTGCAGGCGCACTATATTGTTTTCTGACCTTAATTAAATGTTTAGACTTTTCATAATTTCTAACATCTAACATCTTACGTAACTTCCTGATCTGGCTCAACGTAAGTTTAGTCTTTCTGGAAGTTCTCCATACAGGCTTACTGTTGTCAGAACCTGCGTCCTGAAGTCCGGGTACTTCGGCATCAAACATTTCAAATAATTTCATAAGAGTATTTAGTCAAAAAACTTTTTAGTCTCTAAAAAGGGCTTTAAAATGTCATTAAAGTATACTTGATGTCCTTCTGCTGTAGGATGCACGTCTACCTCTGACATAGTTAACCCTAGAGGCTTAACATATTCGTGTATTGCTGGGAAGACTCGATTGTCAGTATCTAGTTGTCGATAAAGGTAGTTAATAATCTCATGGTCTTTATTAGCATCAATATCTTTATATGTGTGATCCATATAGTATTGTTGATAGAATGTAATTCCTTGCAATTTACATAGATTTTGAAGCATTATCATATTTTCTAATGCTACATGTAACGAATTTATATTATGTTTATCATAGCCTCTGTCAGTGACAGGCTCAGTAAGCATCAGATAATCATTGATAAATTTTGGTTCTGCATGGTTCCACGCAGAATGATACCAGCCGCCATTTGGATTATACTGTATGGTGTACTTTCCATAGTCATTATCATAGTGTAGTATATCAACATTATCTTTGCTGTTTTTAAGATCACAGAATTGTACATGCCAACCGCCTCCGGCAGTTTTATTCCAGTATGCTTTGATATCGTTAATATAATCTTTGTTCGTTATGTACCAAGTCTTACGATCATTGCCACTCCATGAAACTAGCACAGCAATTTCATCAGCAGTAAACCCTTCGTCTAATGCATCCATGATAGCATTTGTAGTTTTCTTTTGAATGAGTTCTTGGCCTTGATGACCCATGCCTCTGTGATCAAACGTAACGTTAGGGTCTATTGATTTTATGTGTGCTTCTAGTACGTGAGGCCAAGTCCATGGAGTATATGCATCTCCAAAACTACAACCTGCAGTAATGACATGTTTTATTTTCATTTATGAAACTGGACCAACTTCTCCTGCGCCTTCGACTGATCCTGCGGCTGTTGATGCTTGTCCACCAACTGGGCCAGCAACATCTAAGTCACCGAAGTCATCTAAGTTTTCTTGGTCTTCAATTTCATCGTTAGTATCAGTGTCAGAATCAAAGTCACCTGTTGAGACTCCTACGTTTCTAAGATCAGATCCAGTCGGCTCATCACCAGAATTTTCAATGTTCTCTTCTTGCCATAGTTTTTCGTTTCTGTTGATTTCTTCTTCAGTTAATCCCAAGAATCTTTCTAATGCGAATCGTTTTGACATATATGAAAATGCTTCCATTGATGCAAATGTAGATACTCTTGCAGTATCTAATTCACTTTGTCTATAAGCGGCAAAGTTTTGTGGGGGATTGAATTGTAATTGGAACAGACTTGTATCAATATTAAAGCCTCTCCAACGTAAAAATAACTTGAACTCTTCGTCAAGTTTCTGACAGATATAGTTCTGTAGTCTTTCACAGTACTGATTGAATCTGAATTCTTGTATCATTGCTGTACCAACACGTCCGTCATTGAGAGGCGTTGTGTTGTCATCAGGGCCTGTGGGTAAGTATGAACTAGGTACACGCAAACCACGAGATAGTTTGTTATTAAAGTATTTCAAGTCATCAATCTCACCTAAGTTCTGTCCACCTGGGAGAACTTCGATAGATGATCCTCTACCTTCTGCTGTAACTGGGAAGAAGTAATCTTCGTTCATCGATAATGGATTGTATGTAGCATCTACATGCGATTCTCCACCATGAATACTTGGAATACGTCTTTGATGTATTTCGTTTTTAATTCTGTCTACGAATGCCATTGCTAAGTGACTAGGCATATTACCTACATCAATCTTAAACATTCTACGTTCTGGCGCACGTTGTACACGATAGATTAAGATAGCATCTTCTAATAGTTCTTTCTGCTTGTATACTTTAAAAACATTCTCTAAGATAGACTGTCCGAAAGGCCAGAAACGATCTAAGCCTTCTGTTAATGACAAGTGAACAACATGATTAGAATCGATTGCTGATTCTGCTTGTCCTAATGTAAATCTACTACCTGATGTGTTGTATGGCATAGATGGGACAGTATATCCGCCTCCACCTGCTCCACCACCGCCACCAGTACCACCTAATCCTGTTGTTGGATTAGCGGCAAAATCTGTGTTTGTTTTCTGTGCAACTGTTAAGTTCTGTAAGTTAATGTTTAAGTCTTTAATAACATACTGTTCAGGAAGTTTACCTTCACTCTCATTAACAATAACTTTAATGACTTTAACCATGTCAACCCAGTAAAGTTTAAAGTTCTCTGGATCTCTTACAAAGATTTGATCTCCGTATTTCACTACGTTTCTAAACATTTTAAACATACGAGTATCAAACTCGTTAAGTTTACACCATTGCTGTAACTGTTTAGTCAGCAAGTCTACTTCATGTGGTGTAGGGTCTTCTTTATATTCAAACGAGAAAGGTGTTTTATTGTGATCGTTGCGTTGTGTGCTGAACTCTGCTATAATATCTAAACATGCGTTAATCTCAGCATCGACATCCATCATCTCATATTGATTGTATCGTTCGATTCTATTTGGGTGTCCTGTGTAAACTTCTGGAAGTCTACTCATATAGTTCTTGTAACCAAAGTCCGTATTAGAGTATCCTGCTTTGGCGTCTTCTGCGCCATTCCAAGCACCGGAGTTAGAATTGCCACCTGATATTGGGCTTGATACTCCGCTTTTGTTTAAAAATTTCTTTGTGTAGGACATTTAATTAGTTTCTCTATTGTACTATATATTTAGTTAAACATTCGTACTTGCGTATATTTTCTTGTTCACATTTACACCAGCTTCTGATGCTTCTGCAATTGCAGAAAGTTTTGCATTCTGTTCTGAACCGTTCTGTGCTATCATTCTTAGAGTATCTAACATCTCTGAGTTCTGATCGTTTTTAACGGCAGTTGCTTCTGACTCTGATTTACCCTTTTCTGCTTTATCTTCAGGTGTATCTTGTGCTAACAATGATCTAGCATCTGGTCCAGCAGTAATTTCAGGCATTGCTTCTCTTGCAAGATCAACGAGTCCTAAATTTTGTGCCATTTCTTCTCTTTCAGCCTTCATGTTGTCAAGGAAAGCCATCGTACTCTGAGCACCATCATCTTCATCGCCAGCAGTTGCGTCTATTTCTGCTAACATTGATGCTATATCAATCTCTGGTTCATCTGAGCCACCGAACAAGCCACCTATCATTGATTTAACATTGTCTATCATTGATGCAAACATGCCAGGGCCTTGTTCTTCAACTGGTGCCTCTGCTTTTGCTAACTTGCCAGTAGCATCATATGGATCTACATAATCTTGGTCGGGACCAGCGAAGTCCATAGTTTCGATATCATCAAGTGAATCTTCAAATCCAGTAGGACCTACAAATGCTGGTTTGTCTGCTTTAAACTCTTCAGTACTTCTTCCAGTCTTTTTACCAAATGCATCAACGCCTGTCTTTGCAAGTGTGTCTTTGAATGGATCTACTTTATCATCTGCATCATCTGTGTCTTGTACAAGTTTTCCGCCAACAAACGTACCACTAGCAGAACCAGAGGACATGTCCATTTGATCTCGCATTGCGACTAGTTCGGCTCGTCTTCTTGCCGCTCTGCCTCTTGCTGATCTGTCTACTTTTGGCTTATCTACAACTTTGTTATCTGTTGTACTACCTGGTTTAGATGCTAACAGTTTTGCCGCTTCAGAATCTCCACCTATTAATGTTGTAGATGATTCTTTGGTTGTAGTTGTTTTGAGTCCTTCTCTGTCAGCAAGTAGAGTTTGGGCTTTTGGATCATTTGGAGACATTGCTCCTTCTTTCTTGGCTAGTGTCTCTTCTTCATCATCTTTGCCACCAAAGAAATCAAGTCCTTTCTTAAATAAACCGCCGACTGGATTTATTGCTGAAAGAAGACCATCAAACAGTTTGCCCATGAAGCCAGGGCCAGACTTAGTTACTTCTTCCCCTGCTACAGTAACATCTTTAGCAAGAACTTTTCCAGTTTCATCTACTGCTTTAGTCGCAACATCTCCACTATTAGTAAAGGCTGTGCCGAACTCTCGTATACGAGCATTGACATCTTCTTGTCCTTTTATAGCAAGTTCTTTTCGTGCAAGTTCTGCGGCATCTGCTTCTGCTTTATTACCCGCAGTCTTTTTAGAATCATCTAACTCTTTATCGACAAGTGCGGCCATTGCGTCACTTCTTTTCTTTTTATCTGCTAATTCTTTTTCATCTCGTGCTAGTTTTTCTTTTGCTAACGTTTCTTCTCGTTCTTTAGCAGTTTTGTCCATTTCAAAGACTTGACCTGCTTCTCTAAACTCGTCCATGATGCTTACAAGTTTGGCTTGATCTTCTTCACCCAAGTCATCATCTAATAACATTGCTTCTAGCATTTCAGGCTTGAGTTGCCCTGACAACATAGTTTCTTCTAACTTGTCAAAGTCAATCTCACTATTTCCAAGTGCATCTTTATCGTAAACGTCTAGTTTTCTTGCCGCTTTTAAGTCTTCTTTGTTTGCTTTAGGCTTGTCTTCTTCTGTAACTTTATCACCGATAAAACCACCAACTGCTGATCCTATAAATCCACCGATAACCATACCCAATGGACCGCCCAATGCACCAATAGCAGTTCCGATTGCCGCACCTGCTGTAGTACCGATGCCTTCGCCCATTTCATTTTGCTTCTTGTCTTCTGCTTCTGCATTAGTAAGTAGACCTTTCTTTAGATCCTCATCAATCTTTGCGGCATCTTTTTGATATTCAAATACTTCAAATATACCTGCTGTCAATGCACCTAGGCCTGCACCACCTAACATTTTACCCATGTTTTTAGATGCTACACCTAATGCTGATTGTAGTCCTTTCTGTGTTGCTAGTGTTCCTGCTTTAGTTGCTTCTAGTGTCCCTTTAGTAATTTGAGGACCTAGATTTTTTAATGAGCCTGGAATATCTTTAAGAGCAGGTCCTATTTTTGATAAATGCCCTGTAGCACTCTTCAGACTTGAACCAAGATCCTTTCCAAAAGTTTTAGTACCTGATACTAATGATGAGGTTGCTGTCTTAAGACCTCCACCAAAGCCTTTGAACATGCCTGTCAAGCCTGTTGCGGCTTTACCTAATGGGCCACCCACAGACATTGCGCCAAGACCGACTGCCGCCGCCCCTGCCGAAACAGTTAGTGCTGTCATAGCAACTTTAGCCGCACCCATTTCACCAGTAAGAGGGTTAAGTCCTTGTATAACACGTTCGGCTGATGTTGCCAAGTCTCTCTGAGTTTCTTGCAATGCTACTTGAGCATTTATCACGCCTTCGCCTGCACCAGTGCCTGCCATTTTCTCTGCTTGTGCATCTCTGACTGTTGCTTGTCTTGCTATTTCCTCTTCAGGAGTATCTGCTATCTTAGATGCTAGTTTAAATGATTGCTCATCAGTTCCACCAAGTAGACGTTTTATCTGATCTTCGTTAGCAAACTGGGCGGCAGTGCCTATTCTTTCTATTTGGGCATTTTGACCTTCTTTAAATTCGCCCATGAATTTAGCAAATTCTTCTCTGTATTCATCAGAGCCTTCGTCCATGCCTGCAAATCGTTCTTTTAATTCGTTTGGATTGATGCCTAATTGTGATAAACCAACAGAGTCTTGGTCAAATGCGCCTGTACGCATTACTTTACTTAATTGTGTAGCAGTTTCAGCACCTAACTGAGCAGTTGCATCTGACATGAACTTCTGACGCATGTCTTGCTCGGCCTGCATGTTCTCTGCTAAGCCTTCTAATCTTGCTTTTTCAACTGGGTCGCCGGCTGCCGCGGCTTCTTTTCGTAGTTTGGAAATTTCTATCTCAACTCTACGAACTTCCATTTGCTCTCGTAATTGAGATGCAACTCTTTGTTGTTCTTCTTTGATTTCAGCAATACGTTTACCTGTCAAGTCAGATAAGACTTGCAGATTCGTTACATATTCCATTGAGGATCTTTGTATCTGTGCTGATGTTTTGTCAGACTTACCTAACTGGAAACCACTTGCTTCTTGTAGTTTCAAGTAGTCTTTCATACCTTCTTGTAAATCTTCTAAATCGATACCAGTTCTAGCAAATGCCATTCTGGTCTTTTTATCGACCTTGAACATTTCAAGCATTTGTCTTTGACCTTCACCAGAAGTTCCGCCTAATGAAGTTAATGCTGAACTAGCATCTTGTGCCATTCTGGAAATATTAACAAAGTTCTCTGCTGTTATCCCTGCTTCATTTCCTAATCTAAATAACTCATCAGATGATACACCTGTGACACCACCCATTGCTCGTAAGTCTTTAGTTAGAGTGACTTGAGCATCACTCAGTCGAGTCATCTCTTGTGCGGCCATTGTGGCACCCTTGACGAGTCCACCTATAATCATACCTACTGGGCCAAAGTTTTTACCTAGAGCAAAAGCGGCATCGCCTGCATCGCCTAGTCCTTTGTTGAAGTCTGCAAATTTGCCTTTGCCATCGATCATGGCAGTAGTCAATCCAACTAAGGCATCTGTAGATTTGGCTGATGCTTCTGAGAAGTTTTTCTGACGTTCAGCCATTTCAGCAGTCGCTTTAGCGGCTGCCTCTTGTACTCTCATCTGAGCATTTATACTACTAGTGTTTTCTTTCCTAGCATCTGTTTCTTCTCGTTGTGATTGTGATTGTCCACCAGCACCAACGTTTAATTTGTCCAAGGTACCAGACAAGGCGCCTGCTGTGGCGCTGATCATCCGGAAATTTTCTTCTAATTCCCGTAATACTTCTGGATCAAAATCGTCTGACATTTTTCTTTAATTACCCTTTAACCAAGATTTTATATAGGCTGTTTTGCCGTTACTAAATATACTTACATATCTATTTAGTTTTTATAAAATAGGGTGTATTAATATGAGGAACAAAAATGAACGAATTGGATAACAATCCCTTAAGACAATACTTTAGAAGGCCTGCGGTATTCTTAAATTTACCTACAGGCGGAGAATCATACACAGCAGACGTTATTGAATTTCCAGATAACAAAGAATTGCCGGTCTATCCGATGACAGCGATTGATGAGATAACCACAAAGACACCAGATGCTTTATTCAATGGATCAGCAATGGTTGAGATTATTAAAAGTTGTATACCTGATATCAAAGACCCATGGAGACTATTAAGTAATGACTTAGATGCTGTTTTAGTTGCAATCAAAGCCGCAGGTGGACAAGATTCAGTTGATGTAGAAACAGAATGTCCTAAATGTCAAGCATTAGGCACATATGGTGTTGACTTATTAAGCATGTTGACATCACTAAAACCTGGTGACTATGATACAGTACTGCAAATTGCTGATTTATCTATCAAGTTTAACCCATTAACATATAAAGAAATGAATGATGCCGCTTTAGGACAGTTTGATATTCAGATCAAGTATAAAGGATTAACAGATATTGCAGATGATACTGAACGTAACAAGCAAACATCATTGGCACTACAAGAAATCACTGTATTAACACAAGATATTCTTAGTGAAGCAATCGAATACATTCAAACGCCTACAAGTAAAGTTGAAGATACTAAGTATATTTTAGATTTCTTAAAGCAGTGTGAAAGCAAAACATATGAAGAAATTAGAGACTATAATACTAAACTGAAGGCAGATAGTACTATTAAACCTTTGAATATTCAATGTTCCGAAGAAGAATGTGGACACACATTCCAACAACCATTCTCATTAAACGCATCTGATTTTTTCGTATAAGGCTTCTACAATCTCAGCCCGATGAGGTAAGGAAGTCGATTGATGACATGGAAGCATATGCTCGGGGAATCAAGCGAAACGCCTTGGAACTATCTTGGTATATGAGAGGTGGTGTATCCTATGAAGATATACTCAATATGTCCCAATGGGAACGTAAAGACATGTGGTCAATTGTAGAAGATCACATGGAGACAACCAAGAAAACTCAATTACCATTTTTCTAAACTTCATTCTATTGGTTCTTTTCAGAAGTTCTCTTACGAGAACTTAATTACTCTTTCACTCCGTTCAATCGTAATTGTTTTTATTTCTAAAGGATTAATTAAAAGTTCTTAATGGTAATCTTTAGAAGTCTTATTACTTTTTGAAAGCCATGGTAGTGCTACTCAAGCACTACCACAGAAATTTCAGTTATGTAATCTCATTACTCCCGTCAATCCACGTTGATTATCCCCGACCTACTACGTTACTATAGTTGATCGCTACCGGTTGCCCTGTAAAGTTTGCTGGGTTGTAGTTGAGCCTATTACATTAATAAACGTAATATCTCGGCAACGCATGTTCTATATCATCAAATCAAAATAGATATAGACTCATTGAGGGTTCGCTATCCATGACGATTGCCCTCTCGGTATTGTTGTGTATAACACACTACTCCAAATCTGTCAGCAGGGTTTCTGCATCCTCGAGGAGAGCCGAGCATTGTATTACGGCTATGCTTATGTACGTTCTATTTCCCTATCAGTAGTTGACAGGGGTAATTTTAGTTTGTATTGACGTGGTGTCTGTTAGTTTTGAGTTGGTCTCTGTGTTGCCTGAGTATGCTTTGAATATTTCATGGTTGAACTTGAAGAAATGATCATGTTCTATGATAATCCAATCAGCATGATCTGCTGAAGTATAGTACATAAATTGATCACTTACCCAAGTGTATTTGCTCGGTAAGCAAACGAACTTTCCTTTACGATTAAACTTCATAAACAGAACGTTTAAGTCGCCTTCATCGGCTACGTCCATTAATTGATCTAACCATGTATCAAGTTGCTTACATGAACCTGCAAGTACTTGATGAAAGGGAAAGTCTGCGTAAAACTTACATTCTACATTTAGTTTAACAAAACTTTGTCCAGGAACAATGTCCCCTTTAAAACTTCTGATCTGTCCTTCATGCAAAATTTCTGTACGAGATTGATTTTTACCACCTACGTATGCACCTGATCCAGGTGCCCGTATAAAACTCTCTTTATACAGATCACTTAGATACTTTGCGATTTCTCGTTCGTATCCTGATCCTTTATTCTTTGACGGTGATGGCATAATATATAGTTATCTCTTTACCACTCGGTGGCATAATTTTTATTGACAATTTTTGCATTACATTTTGTTTGACATTCGTAAGAGCCATGTATAAACTCGGTTTTCCAAAAATTGTCTTTGATGATTTCGGTTAAATTACTTTCATGTAAGTTGTATTTCTGACCTAAATCATTCCATTTGTTATTGTGTCCGTATCTTGTTGCGACCCAACAGCAGGGATAAAACTCTCCCTTAGCATTGATATAAGTTCCTTTGTTGCCTATATGACACAATGGCTTTTCATTGCCTACTATATGAACTTGCTCAAATAATCTAATGTTTGTCTTCATCCAGGGTTCTAATAAGAACTTGTCTGTTAGTTTAGTTACATCTCTTTCAAATCTATGGCTAGATGATAACAGATTATCACTTGGTTGTAAAGCATCATCTTTCCCATAAGAATCTTCGTATATCTTTCCAAACTTAGTACTCTTGGTTAACTGAAATGCATCAAAGCCTAACTCTTTTGCATAGTTTTTCATGTCTTCTATCTTATCTTCATTAAACTTGAAGCCTATTGCGTCCCATACAGTGTAACATGTTGACTCATCGTTGATGATAGAAGCACCTGTAACGATGCTAGACCAATTAGAATTGATTCTGTATACATTATTGCTATCATGGTCCCAACCATCGATACTAAAGTGTATTTGATCCATGGGTCCAAGTAAACTTGCTAGTTCTTTCCACCAGCCTTCATTTTTATAAGAGCCATTTGTCACAATAACAATGGCAATGTCACTTTTAACTGACTTGAAATACTTAATAATATGTAGAAAGTCACGTGCATATATAGGATCACCATCATCACCACAGAATGTTAGTTTTTCTACATGTTCTGTAATAAAATCAGGTGGAAAATTACGAGTAAAGAATGCCAACTCAAGTTCAGTGTTGACTAGTGTGTCAGGAACCTCTTGTCGAGGGCATCTAGGGCACTTGAGGGTGCATTTACTGCTAACTTCTATATGCCAATGCCAAAGAGCGAGACTCACAGATTTTCCATTTCCCTTGATGTGTTGTATGTAGTAAATCCGTTCTCTTTAACTACTTGTAATACACTTGGGACACGTCCTGCTAGTTCTTCTCTGTGTGACACTAACCAAATTGATTTACCATTCTGCCTAGATTTTGATTTAAGAATACCCATAGCATTCTCTACACCTATAGTATCTAAGCCTGAGTCAATCAACTCATCGATAAAGATTGTGTTGATAGGAGCATATAAGTTCTCCCATACATCTCTGAATGCAAATGATAATCCTAAGATTAATCTGTTACGTTCTCCCCTAGATAAGTTATCAAAGTCTAGTTCTCTACCCAATTCTGTAATCTCTACAGTTAAATCGTTTTGGAACACAACTTGATGAGGCAGACCCATCTTGTCTAAGTAATTTGTTAGCCTAGAGTTTAAGTAAGATAAGTTCTGATCAATAATCTTTTTACGAACAAAGGAATCTTTACTTGTTAACAAGTCTAACAAGAACTTCTGATGATCTCCTAGACGTGATAATTCGTTAACTCTGTCAAAGTCTTGTTCTTGTATTGCTTGACTTTCCATTTCACTAATTTGTTCAGTGTATGGATTTTCATCTAATTCTTTGCTGTCTATTTGAGAGACTAAGCCTTCTACCTTGCTTCTATGCTCAATTGCTTCTTGTTCACTGTTATAAAAGACAATAGGCTTATCACCGACTACCCCTAACAGTTCTTTTGCTTTCTCAAACTCTACACATAACTCAGCCAATTCTTCTACACGTTCAGTCGAGTCTTTGACTGACGTTTCTTTATCTGTTAATACTTGAGTATGCAAATCATCATGGAAGTCTTGTCCACATGTGTGACACTTGTTAGTTTGTAACACCTTAAGTTCTTTTTCTAACTTAGTAATTATCTTAGACTCTCTTTCAACATCACTAAAGGCACGTTGTATTTGTGAGTCTACATCAGCATGAGCAGACTTACGTTGTTTATAAAGAGCAAGTTCTGTGTGATTGGTTAATTCTGCTTCGATATCCAGTTCTTGTAGGGTTTTGACTCTGCTCTTTAATGTATTGATGTCTTCTGCTGTCTTTGCGTCCCACAGTCTTGCTCTCTTCTTAAGAGACTCAATTTGTTCTAGTACACGTTTGTTTGCTTCTTCTATAGCCTTGATCTTAAAGTCTTCTGCTTGTAAATCCTCTTTGTTCTTTTTGATTATTACTTTTATCTTTTCTGCTTTTTCTGATAACAAAGTAATACCCAATAATTGCTCAATGATATCACGTTGTTGCCCTACAGGCATAGCCAAGAAAGGCAAATTGTATGTATTAAGTGCTACAATGTTTCTAAACATCGTAGGAGACATACCAATAACTTGTTCTATAGTTATTTGTGTTTGTTTGTTTTCACCTTGTGCTTCGTTATCTTCTTCTTCTGTGCCATTGATAAAGAATCGTAATAGATTTGGCTTACGACCACGTTCAATACGATACTCAACACCATTGGCCTCAAACTCTAACGTAACTAAACAGCCTTTGCCGTTTGTTCTATTGATTAGATTGTTTGCTTTAATGTTATTAAGAGCAGTACCATATAATGCATAACTAACTGCTTGAATAAGAGTAGTCTTACCAGTACCATTTCTAGCACCATCACCACCCAAGTCTAAATTGTCACCTAAGATAAGAGTAAGTTCTTGGTTATCTAAGTTAACTGCTTGAGTTACAGAACCAACACTTAAGAAATTTCTTAGTGTTATATTTTTAAGAGTAATCATTGTTATTAAGTTGCCCTTTTCCATGAAGATAGATCACGTTTGGTGTGATCTTCGATAATAGATATACCTTCGTTAATAAATTGTATTGCACTCGTATCTTCAAACACGAGTGGATTGTTCATTGTAGTTTGAAACTTCCTGTTCATATTACCATTATAAAATTTACCAATTCCAATATAATCACATAAATTATACATGTATTGTTTTGGGTCAGCACACAAATCATCATAAAATGTATAATTTATAGGCAACTTGCAGTCTTCCCAGTAATTAAAAACCTTCTTTGTATCAGTATACATGTATATCTTTGTGTTAGCAACTAATTTGGTATACTGATCGGGCGTGTCTTTAAAGTTAGGGTTTCGATTCTTTTCCATATTGTATAATGAATTTAAAACTTCATATGGATTTCGGAAACTTAGACCAAGATGTGTGGCATGATTGTGTATTTCTTTAGGCGTAGCATAATGTCCTTCAACATAGTCGCCATTGAATACGTGAGTGTGTAAGTTGACAGATACTTTGAACTTGTTATATGTATTCTGATAATGTTCTAACGATGTACCATCAAACTCTTTGTAATGCATACTTAACTTACCATCTACCTCTGGATGTTCCATGAATTGCGACCAAAGCCAATTGGTGCCAGATTTCGGATAACCCAGATGTCGGTAATGGATCATATAGACTGATAGATTCCTAGCAGTATACTTTTGTCATAAAATTCTGATTCTATGTTTTTAATTTGATCAATGATAATGTTATCCACACTCTCAAACGATATCTCGCCTGGTGCTAAGTCTTGTGAATGTTCCTCGTTCTTAACTGGAAGCAATGACATTTCTCTTAGACCATACTCTGGTATTAACTGTTCTCTAATGTAATTAGATTCTTCATACGAGATATCAATATCTAAGTGTACCCGAACATGAGCATTTTTAATTAATAAACCTTTTGGGTTTTCTAATACTTCACTTAGTTTGTAAACTCTGTATACAGGTTGATCAGGCCAAGAATGAAAGACAGGTTCTTCGTCCCATTCTAATACCATCATGCCTCTAGCATCATCACCAGCATCTGCATAGTTGTGAGGGAATGCATTGCCCATATACCAAACATTCTTTCTTGCTTGACGTTTGTGAAAATGTCCAGTGAATACTTTATCAAAGTGTCCTAGGTGATCAGTGTTTGCCTCACCATGATCAGGCATTTCTATCATAGCATTCATGTAGAAGTGAGGGAGTTCTAAGTGAGCAAAAAGATATTTGCCTTTCTTTTGTTTGAGCAGTTTATAATCATCACCACATAACCATGGAGCAATAACACAATCACCTTCTTCAACAAAGTGATCGACTACAACTACGTTCTTAAGATGCTTTGCCCACTCAACTGAGTGAATGTCTCGTTTGTCTCTGTAATAGAGATCATGGTTGCCTGTAATGAAATAGACTTTCTCAAATGCATCATTAAGTTTTTCTAATGCATTCAAACCGTATTGTAAAGTATGCATGTTGATTGAGGCACGATGATGATTCCAGTCTCCCAAAAAGAAACAAGTCTCACAGCCTTCTGCTAGTGATTTCTCAATAAACCAATCAACAAAGTTTTTGCAATCTTCATTGTGTTGTAAACTATTACTTTTTAAGCCGAAATGTATGTCCGTAAAGACTGCGGCCTTCTTAAAAAGATTTGTCATAAGCACCATCCATTAATGTATAACTACTATTATACAATAGGTAAAGGACAAAAACAAGACTTTTGGAAGCCTTGTTTGCCCAAATTGATTTAATACTACTCAGAGTATGTTTCGGTAGGTTTTTCGTACCCTAGACCATTATAGTCTTTCATTTGACGAGAGAAAGAAGGATTGAGTCCATTCATTTCGAGGATATCATCTCTGATATTTTGATTACGTTTCTCAGAGTTAAGTACTCTACAGAAACTGTTAGTGATTGCCGCAGTATAGTATGCGAAAGGGTTAGCAGATTTTGCTTCATTGAATCGTAAGCCGACATATGTCAACTGTAAGATAGCAGAGTTACGCATTTCATCATTGTAAGTGTAACCACGCCAGTTATACTTCATAGCATACTTTTCACATAACATGATATACATACGTGCTAGTTTGTCAGTTAATGCACCATTGGTAGCAGTAAACTTACCAGTCTTCATACCACCTTTCCAATGTGATTTGCCAACTAAAGTTAAAACCATTGTCTCAGCATTTAAAACGTAGTGCTGAAAAGGGGGAAAGTTTACTTTAGCATGAACCATATCATCAACTGCCGCTTTTGTTTTCTTATCTTCTAAATCCTTAAAGTCATCTGACACGTTATCATCATCAAAGTCAATAATTTCTATTGCTTTCTTTTTCTTAACAACTTTACGAGGTTGCTTTTGCGACATAGGAATGTGGTCCCAAGTCATTACCCTAAATACCAAACCATCAGTTTCAATTGTTTTTGGATCGATCTTTCTTTGACCAGTTAGCCCTTGCTCTTGTGATAGTCTAAGAGACTTCATCAACTTTGCTTCTTTGATTTGTGTAGGCTTGACAGTAAATGCTAGACTTTTTTCTAGTGGCATGTCTGGTGTATCGATAATACCATCGTATTGATGATATTCATTCTTTGTATAAGAACAATACGATGTTTTGCTCTTATGAATTTCTTTTAGAATATCCTTGTTGTTTAAATAATTGACTGGTTTTTTCTGTGGTATTGGCATTGAAACTCCTATTGGTTAGCCTGTATAATACACGAATTGCTTTACGAATGCAACAATTACGGGTAAAATTTAGCGGTTTTTAGCAACGATAAATATATCATGTAGACTGTCTATTTATACTAGGCAAAAAATGGCTACGATTAACATCATGGGATTATCTTAATGGCAGATTTAAACATACCACCCGGAGGCGAATGGCGAGTCAGACTTGCTTTGGGTAGGGATTCTGAATTCTTATACAAAAATCCGGCAGGCGCAGGCATACTTGCACCTCTAATAGATACTGACGGAGTTATCTTCCCGTATACCCCTACGGTAAATGTTCAGTATACTGCAATGTATGACTCTACTCAACCTGTACACTCAAACTTTAAGATTAATCAATACACCAGTAGTGCTATTGATGGAATAACAATTGGTTGCACGTTTACAGCACAAGACCTTAAAGAAGCAAATTATCTTTTAGCCTGTATACATTTTTTCAGATCAATGACTAAGATGTTTTATGGACAAGATCAGAGTCCTAAGAATGGAACGCCACCACCATTGGCATTTATGTATGGCATGGGGTCATTTCAATTTGAAGGTCATCCTTTAGCAATAACAAATTTTACTTATAATTTACCAGCAGATGTTGACTATATTAAAGCAACTAACTCATCAGATGATACGACAGGCGCACCCAATCTAGTAGGTGGACAACTCGCTCCAGGTGGGTCTGCACCACCGCCAGACTTTCAAACTGCTATATCAGATGAGATTACATATGTGCCTACAAAAATAACTATGTCGATTCAATGTATTCCGATTATTAGCAGAAATCAGATTAGTTCTAAATTCAGTCTTTCTGAATACGCACAAGGAAAACTTAATCAGGGTAGCAAACGCCCAGGTGGAGGTATTTGGTAATGGCTAACAATAGTTTATATCCTAGAACAAGTCCGTATTTTCAAACAGGAGTCTTTGATAAAGAATTCTTAGATGTTATGAAAAACAGACCTATACCTAGAGATCCAGGAGATGCTACATTCGTTGTTACTATGCAGTACGAATTTAGACCTGACTTACTAGCACAACATTTATATGAAGACCCTAAACTGTGGTGGGTATTTGCGGCTAGAAACCCTAATCAATTGGGACCAGATCCTTATTTTAATTTTACAGCAGGTATAACAATATTTGTGCCTAGGCTAGACACATTACGTAGAGTACTTGGAATATAATGTCGAACCAAGATAATGATGACAAGAACAATTCTACCGCTTCCCAAACGGCATCAGGGTCTGCGTCAACACCAGGTAGACGATTAACGAATCCTTTAGCAGATTTAGCATCAAGTAATTATCAACTGTCTTTATATATGATCACACCAGATGCATATGATGCATTTACTGCTTCAGGTAGAACTAACATTGAAGCACTCCAAACAAATGGAGGCGGTGGTGCGTTTCTTGTAGCACAAAGCGGTGGCATAAACAACAACACAGAGAACAGAGCACCAGGATTTCATTTTGATTATTATTTAGATAATTTAGAAATAAGTCAAATGGTCTCAGGCAAAGCATCAGGCTCAGCAACTAATGTATCAGAACTTACTTTTACTGTTACTGAACCATATGGATTTTCATTTATTAATAAACTAAAAGATGCATCTGAGCAACTACAACAGTACGGTTCAAATCTTGGCTATGCAAAAGGCACAGTCCGTAACCCAACAAAACAGTTTTTTATATTAGGTGTTTCATTTCTTGGATATGATATTAATGGTACTCCTGTTTCAGGTGTGTCAATTGACCCTAACAATGCTGGAGCAACAGGAAACGATGATAAAAATTTGTTTCAAGTGTACCACGACATTGTTATAAGTCAAATTGATTTTAAAATCGACGGTAAGATTATTACTTATAAAGTTACTGCGGCCGCTATAGCACCTACATTATCTTTTGGTGTTAAACGAGGAAGAGTCCCGTACCCAGTAAAGTTAACAGCAAATACAGTTGAAGATGCAATGACTAAATTGATGGACGGAATGTCAAAAGAACAACTTACACTTAGAGATAATGGAGCAATAACAGTTCCAAACACATTTGAAGTTAAGTTTGTAGGCGATGATGTAGATAAACTTAAAGAGGCTCTTTTAATAACACCCGAAGATGTTGATAAATTTAAATGGAAAGGGTCTGATGCAAAAAATGCACAAGAAGCAACAATTGCACAGGAAGTGACTTCTGTTCCTGACAGTGATCAACGTCAAATCACATATGCAAGAGATTCAGCAATATTAGAAATATTTGATGATTTAGTCAAACAGAGTACATATCTACGTGATGCTATGACAGTATTATATAACACGTCTCTTACTCCAGACAAAGAGAAAAAAGATAATCAAGGTAATGCTCCAGCGGCAAACGGAACTATAGGCTGGTATCATGTTACGCCTCAAATTAGTAAAGCACAATGGGATCCTGCAACATCAGACTGGGGATATCACACAGTATATGTAATTGAAACATATCAAACGCCTGTGATAACTGCTTCATATGTAAACCCAGGCATGAATTATTATGGACCTCACAAACGATACAACTATTGGTACACAGGAGAAAATTCTGAAGTATTAAAATATGAACAAACACTTGATAATTTATATTATAATGTAGTGTTAGGCAAAACAACGGCAGAAGCACAGGCCAGCATAGATCAAACTGCTTCAACAGGAGGAGATACCGATACTGGAGTAATTCCAGGACAAGGACAAGACGGACCAAAATTAGGAAAACTTGCAAAAGGTAACGAAGCACAAAACTCTTATGTAACTAGTTTATACTCTCCAGCAGATTATGGCACAGCGGCTGTAACAATTTTAGGCGACCCTGATTTTATTGTTCAGGATCAAACAAGTAGTGTAGAAAGTGTGTATAATAGATTTTATGGAACAACCGGATTTAATGTAAATGCTAATGGTGGACAAGTATTTATGGAGATCAATTTTAAAGAAGCAGTTGACTATGCAGATGGTGCAACCGCCACCCAAGGCATGATGCAGACCGCAGATACAGGTACACTAGATATAAATGATAGTATTTTGTTTTGGGAGTATCCAGAAAACATTGCTAACATAGTCGAGGGTGTAAGTTTTCAAGTTGTTAATATTAAAAGCATGTTTAAAAACGGTACGTTTACACAAAATTTAGATTGTGTCATTAACACCTTCCCCAATTCTGACGCACAACCTGACGAAGGCCGCTCGTCTGATGCATCCGCTAGTACTAATAGTGGCGGCAATGAAGGTAGTAAGTCTTCAACATTTGATCCTGCAGGACTAAGAAGTGAAGTCTCTGGCGATGGCTCGGCTTCGGCTGGAGATCAAACAGGTAATGGCACAAACGGTGCTAGTGCTAATGATGATAACAATGGTTCTGACTCAGATGATACTGAAGATGACGGAAGAGAGGACGGATAATGCCACGTAATACATGGAAACCTAGAGGACAATTAAAAAAGAATAAACCAGGAGCAGGTATAGCCGCAGTTAATGAAACTGCAATGCTATGTACTGTGATGAGTAATATCGACCCTACTAACGCCGGCAGATTAGAAGTATTTCCCAGTGACTCTTTTAAACAAGATTCAACAGGCAGTGACTCATGGATAACAGTTAACAGACTTAGTAGTTTCTTTGGTCATGTTGAAGGACAAGCAGGCCAGGATGGTACGGGTACGTACACAAGTAATCCAAGTGCATATGGACAATGGAACTCTCCTCCTGATATAGGATCAGAAGTACTTGTTGTTTTTGTCAACGGTGACCCTAACTATGGCTTCTATCTTGGTATGGTTGCTCGACCTGAATATATGAATATGGTTCCTGCAATTGGTTCAACAGATAATATTGTTCCAAACGAAGGTGAAGCACAATCATATGGTGGTGCAACTGTACTGCCAGTTACTAGCATGAACACAAATGACAAAAATGCCGCAGATGGAAACGATTACTTAAATCAGCCTAAGCCTGTTCATAGTTACACAGCGGCTATCATGCAACAACAAGGAGTCTTGCGAGATAGAATCAGAGGCCCTATCAGTTCAAGTGCTACTAGAGAATCCATAAGTAGAGTAGGTTGGGGTGTAAGTAGTCCAGGCAGACCTATCTATTCAGGTGGTTTCACAGACGAAGATATTGCATCAAACTTAAACACAGAAAAGCCAGAAACATTACAAGTTGTAGCAAGACGTGGCGGACATTCAATTGTTATGGACGATGGAGACATCGTTGGTAGAGATCAATTAATTAGATTGCGTACAGCATTAGGCCATCAAATCTTAATGAGTGATGACGGTCAAGTATTAATGATCTTACATTCTAATGGACAATCATATATTGAATTAGGCAAAGAAGGAACAGTTGACATCTATGGATCTAACTCAATTAATTTACGTACACAAGGCGATCTTAACTTACATGCAGATAATAACTTAAATCTTCACGGTAAAGAAATTAGTATTAATGCTACAGAGAATTTAAAACTTAATTCAGAAAAAGAAACAACACAAAGAGCAGGTACAGATTATAAATTATATTCTCTTTCTAGTGTATTAATTAAAGCAGACAAAAGTGTAGCATTAGAATCTACAGCGGCCGCTTCTATTAAAAGTTCAGCAGAAACATTTGTTGAAGGTAGTAAAGTAAACCTTAATTCTGGTTCTAGTCCAGTAGCACCTGATGTTGTTGAACCACCAACACTAATAGCACACCCAGAAACATTGTTTGATAAACAAACAGGTTGGTCAGCGGCACCGGGCAAACTCTTAAGTATTACAACAAGGGCACCTGCTCATGCACCGTGGTTAGCGGCTGGACAAGGAGTTGATGTCGAAATTAACTTAGATGCAGATAGTGCATTGCCTGCAAGTCCTAGTACTACATTGGCTGCCACGAATAAAGCAGGTGCTGGTGTTCAGTCTGAAGGTGTTTCTAATGCATCGGCCGCATCTATACCTGAAGTGCCAAATTCAAGTAAGGCAATAGATAAAAACACAACAACTGCAATACTTGCAAGTATAGCGATTGATACTGCTACTAACCCAGCAGTAATAGCGGCGGTAGATGGCGCCAATCCATTGACAACTGGAACTGCGATTACAGGTGGAGAAGGGACTAATCAACCTCGAGAAATATTAGTTGGCGCATTCGGTCAAACCCCAAGTCAGTTAGTACAAGGCGGAGTGCTTAAACCAGGCGCTGACACAATGGTTAATACATTAATTAAGGCTAATAGGTCAGCACCAAAATCAATGCCAACATCAGCGTTTACTGGAAAGTTTGGTGCATCATCATTAGATAAATTAGTAGCATCGAACACAGCACAAGCACAGGCTGTTACAACTAATCTACAAAAATCACAAACATTGTTGACTCAATCAGGGGTAATTACAGGCAAGGAATCGTCAAATTCATTGTCAGGAGTTGTTAATGCTGGTCAATCCGCAGGCAACACGTTAACAGAAGCAATTTCTAATACAATGTTAGTCATGCAGGAGTCATCGTTTAATGCCTAATTTTTTTGATAGAGATGTTCTTAGAAAAATTAATCAGGGAAGTTCTGCCTCCTTACTTGCCTCTACAACAACTGGAGCAACTGGTGGTGTAGCAAAAGCATTAAATTCTATATCACAAGTGCCTGGCTATGAAGATTCCGTGTCTCTATCACGAGGAGTATCAGCCGCAGGATTTGCCGCTATTAAAAAATCTTTTGTACCAATGACGGCTAATGTCCCACAAAACCTAACAGAAATAAAATCATTAAATGAAATAACTCTGATGGTCGCACAAAAAAATACAGGTACTACAGCAGAATTAACACGACAAATTCAGAATATAAAAAATAGTTCAAATGCCGGTGGCGGAAGTATTAGTCAATTAGCACAACAAGGAAAACTGCCTGGTGTAGCAAAGTTAATAGGGTCAGGATCACAAGCGGCTGAGGCCGCTTCTATTGCAAGTGGTTTAGGTGGATTACCAGGCGGAGCAAGAACAGCAACAGCAATTGTAAACAATCTTTCTGGTGCACAAAATCTTGCCGCTCCTGGACTAAGTGATGTTAGTACAGTCGCAGTAGATTTGACAGAAAAAGCATTTAAAGGAGCCTCAAATCCATTTCCTTCAGGTGCTCTTCCAGATGCGATAGCAGGTGGTTTAGACCCATCAGGCGGCGGTCTAACAAACAAATTACTAAGTGGTTTGCCTTCAGGTGTACAAGCACAACTACAATCTGCTTTATCATCTTTAACAACAGGCGGTGGATCAACAATCAAATTACCAACTGTTGCATTTAATACATTTGATCGTTCTGGTATAACAAAGCAAATTGATCAAGTATTAGGCAACCCTATTATACCAAGGCCTACTATTATAGGATCCACTCTGCCGACTGGTTCATTTGGTGGCCCTCTATCTGATTTACGTAATCAGGCACTTGATCTTTCTCGTAATCAATTTAATTTTAATCAAGCAGAAAAAGAATATGAAAAAACACTTGATGATATTGCATACTTAGAAAGACAAATTAATGCATATGGTAATCCGCCAGACTTGTCAATAGAATTCCCAGATCCAAGTGATCCTAGAATAGCACAAGAACTAGCAAGAATTGCACAGTTACGATTAGAACTTACTGCTAAACAGACTGAGGCAGGAGAACTTTATCAAACAATGTCTGATATTGGATTTGAGTTTAAAGAAGATTATGTTCCTGGCAAGCCAGTAGTTCTACCAACACCACCACCTAATCCTGCAGATGACTTAGCAGAATTAATTGCATCTCAGACAATAGCATCAAACGCTGGATTAGAGAATGGTCAAGTGTCTGTCACCGCACAAACAAGTACGAATCAAAATGCATTATCTGGTGAAACAAACTTCTCATTTGCAGACTATGGTAACGGAGTAGTAGTCAACACATTTGCTGACAGCACTGGCGATAACGATGACAGTGGATTTACGTTTGGTGGAGAAGAAATTCCTGATCCCCCGGAAGAAGATCCGCCTATACAAGTACCACCTGATGAAGTTGAAGAAGAAAATACAGTAGAAGCAGTCGCTGGCCCTGATCTGCCACCACCAACACCTCCAGGGGGAGGCGGCGGAGGCTGTGTTGTATTAGAAAGTTATATACCATTAGTAGAAACTGCTTCGTTCAATGGCAAAGAAGTTAAACAGGCTTACATGTTACAACCAGGAAATAGTATCTCTTTGAATACAGCAGATGACGAACTAAATACATATATTGGAACAGTTGTGTTTAACATGGTAGAATTACAACCATGTGTTCGTATAGAAACATCTCAAGGCATTTCATTGAAGTGTTCTACAACTGCTCCAATCTTTACAAAAGAGTTAGAGTTTGTTGATGCACCAGATTTGTTAAACAAACAAATTCTATGTAAGACAGTTGACGGTGAATTCTGGGACGAAGTTGTGTCAGTTGAAAGTATAGACGAACAATTTGTTGCTGTTATTAATGCAGGAGATAATGCATTCTGGGCAGGCGAACAATCTGATGCTTATGTACTTCATCACAATATCGGTTCAGCAACTGACGGAATAGAATTCGATAAAAAATAGGATATAAATAGTATTATGCCAACATATGTAGGATTTTCAACAATAAACGCAGAGAAGCCGAGAACTGTAAATGAAATCGGTGGAATCGACAACACTGGAGATTTAATTAAAAATCCGCTTGTGTATGGCAAAAAGTATAGGTTAACTGATGCAGAATTAGTTATACAGGATTTAGTCAATGCTCTCAACATTCGTAAGGGTGAGAAAGTTGGTCAACCAGCCTACGGAACAAGACTTTGGGACTTTGTATTTGATCCAAATACACGAGATGTCACTCAACAACTTGAAAATGAATTACAAAGAGTAGTAGCACAAGATCCTAGACTCAATGTGAACAGAATCAGAGCATATACAAGAGAAAATGGCATTCTAGTAGAGATGGAATTAGCCGTAACACCCTTTAATAATGCTGGAGATTTGAATTTATTCTTCGATAATCAGTCAAACTCAGCCTCTATTGTAACCCAATAACATCTTAAAAATACCCGGTTTTTAAAAAGATAAATATATCTAACAGAGAGAGATATATGGCTACAAGTTCAAGGCAATCAGGATTATTCGGAGTAAACGACTGGAAGGCAATCTACCAGACTTTCCGTGAAGCCGACTTTAGAAGTTATGATTACGAAACACTTCGTAAGAGTATGATCGATTACCTACGTCTGTACTATCCTGAAACATATAATGATTACATAGAAAGTTCAGAGTTTATTGCTCTACTTGATGTTATGTCGTTCATGGGACAAGGACTAGCGTTCAGAAACGATCTAAACGCACGTGAGAACTTTATTGATACTGCTGAACGTAGAGACTCAGTTGTTAAATTAGCCAACTTAGTAAGTTATACACCAAAAAGAAACACATGTGCAAATGGTTTTATAAAAATATCTGGCATACGAACAACAGAAAATTTAACTGATGTCAATGGACTTAATCTAAGCAATGTTCCTGTATTATGGAACGATCCTTCTAATCAAAACTGGTTAGAGCAAATGAATACTATTATCAATGCGTCCTTAGTTGATACGCAACGCATTGGTAGACCAGCAAACTCATCAGATATTTTAGATGTACAGACTAGTGAGTATTCTATTAGAATACCAGAAACTAGTTTACCAATTGTTCCCTTTACGTCTGTCATTGACGGACAATCTATGAACTTTGAACTAGTTAGTGGAACATCACTTGATTCTAATTATGTCTATGAGATACCACCTGCACCTAGCGGCAAACTTAATTTATTATATAGAAATGATAGATTGGGTTTTGGCTCACCAAACACAGGTTTCATGTTCTACTTTAAACAAGGAACATTAGAGAACTACGATTTTAATTATCAACAAAAAATATCAAACCAATCAGAAGATATCAATATCACTGGTATTAATAATACTGATACATGGTTATATAAACGTAACACAGACGGCACATNAACTCCATGGAAACAAGTTGAAAATGTATACTCTGATGCATACTTGCAAACAGAAACATCANACAGAACTATATTCTCTGTAGACTCCAGATTTAACGATCAAGTCTCATATACATTTGGCGATGGTGTTTTCTCTGAGATACCAATTGGTAACTTTAGAGCATATGTACGATCTAGTAACGCATTAACTTATTCAATCAGTCCTTCTGAAATGAATGGCATCTCTGTTGCTATATCATATATTAGCAGAAAGGGAACAACAGAAACACTAACTATAAACTTACAGTTGCCTACTACAATCTCAACAGCACAAGTAAGAGAGCCTATTTCTGAAATTAAACAAAGAGCACCTACAAGATACTACACACAGAATCGTATGGTCAATGGTGAAGATTACACAAACTTCCCTTATACTCTTTATAACTCTATTATTAAATCTAAAGCAGTTAACAGAAGTTCTATTGGTGTTTCTAAAAACTTAGACTTACTTGACCCAACAGGCAAGTATTCAAGTTCAAACTCTTTTGGAGATGACGGAGCATTATATCAGGACAGCACTGATGGCTTCTTATCTTTAACTGTAACAAACACAAGTGACATCATTCAATTCTTTACTGATGACTTAGCATCTGTATTAGCCTTAAATCGTGCTAATCAGTACTACATTCAAAACTACACACGTTATGCATATCCAGATGCAGGTAGTCCAGTATTATATTGGAAGTCTAGTTCGGTTGACTCAACACAACAAAGTGGATACTTCTACTCAGAAACAAGTTCAGTAGAAACTCCAGCAGTGTTAGGAACATTTACTACATCTAATGCAAAGTATGTAACAAAAGGATCAATNGTAAAACTATCNGCTCCAATTGGCTTTTACTTTGATAGCAATAATCGTTTAGTTGCAGGTATCCCATCAGGTGGCGAGAAGACATATATCTGGTCAACTATATTAAACATAGTTGGTGATGGATCAAACACTGGACAAGGAACATTTGCTAACGGCACAGGCCCTGTTATCGTAAATGGTTATATCCCAGACGGTGTTACACTGACAGAAATTATTCCTGTCTTTGATAATTCTTTATCATCTCCTGTAATACAAGAAGCAATTCTTAAAATTGAATTACAACAAGACTTTACTTTAATCTTTAATAATTCATTATTGATCAACCAAGAACGTTGGTCAATTGGCGCGCCTACAGCAACTAATTACTTTGTTAAGTTTACTAGTTTAGGAAACAATCGTTATACAATAACATACAGATCACTTACTTATTACTTTGGCAGTGTTGCTGATACACGATTTACTTTTAGTAAGAATGAATTAGTATATGATCCTTTTACAGGTAAAGTTATACAAGACTTTATTAACATGTTAGGTATCAACACAACATTTGGTTCTACAACAGCATTAGGTGCAGATACTAAAGTTAATATTTTAGGACAGACTGTTGAATCAGATGGTTATGTAAATGACTTCCAAGTTGAAGTTGCGGCAACTGATGTTAACAATGGTCAATTAATTCTAAACCCAGACTTCTTTAATGACATCACGGGCTATGTCAACGATAGTGCAAACATTGGTGTCTACACGTTCTTCCAAACAACTGTAGACCCTATTAACTTGACACGTCAAGTAATTATTCCTAGCACAGATATAATTTACACTTATGCAACAAAGACACAAGTTGAAGTTGTTAAGTATGAGTTCCCAGTTGGGCAATTATTCTATGCATACACTGATAATGTCTTTTACAAAACAATACAAGATCCTACAGTAACAACGCCTTTTTATGTGTTGACTCCTCAACTTGATTTCTCAGTAAAAGAAGGTAGACAGGGCTTGTCTTATCAGTATAGACATAATGCTAATAACACAACTAGAATTGATCCAGCAACTACAAACATTATTGATTTGTATCTTGTAACTCAAGCATATTATACTGCATATACAAATTGGATTAACGATACTACAAACACAGTTGTAAAGCCACAACAACCAACGTTGAATGAACTAGAAACTGCATATAGCAAAATACAAGATTTTAAAATGCTATCGGATTCAGTCATATTAAATAGTGTAACATTCAAACCGTTGTTTGGAGCGAAAGCAGATCCAGCATTGAGAGCAACTATTAAAGTTATTAAATCTAGCACAACAAATGCAAGTGACAGTGAAATACGAAGTGCTGTACTTGCGGCTATGGATACTTATTTTAGTATTAACTATTGGAACTTTGGAGATACATTCTTCTTCTCAGAACTAAGTGCATACTTACATGAAAAAACAAATGAACTTATATCTTCTGCTGTACTAGTATCAAATGATCCTGAAAAACTATTTGGAGACTTATACGAAATTAAATGCAGACCATACGAAATTTTTGTCAATGCGGCCACAACATCTGATGTTGTCGTAGTATCGGCACTAACTCCTGCAACATTGCAGTCATAAGGATAAGATTAAACTAGCATGGCAAAAATTAGAACACTTGATTTCTTACCAGAGATATTTCAAACTGATACTAATGCCCAATTCTTGGGAGCAACACTTGATCAGTTAGTAAACCCTCCGGTTACTGAACAACTACAAGGCTATGTTGGAAGTAAGTTTGGCTATGGAATTAATGCTAGAAACAATTATGTTACAGAGCCTACTAAGACTCGTACAGATTATCAATTAGATCCTAGTGTCGTTTTCTTAAAGAAAAACGAAACAGTTGCTAAAGACTTTATTACTTACCCTGGCATGTTAGATGCCCTACAGTTACGCAATGGCGTTACTGAAGATAATGATAGACTTTTTACAAGTGAGATTTATTCTTGGGACTCATTCACAGACTTAGATAAACTAATTAATTTTAATCAGTATTACTGGATCCCAAATGGACCACCAGTAGTCACTGTAGCAACAGCAACAGTCTTTTCAACATCTGATTACATAGTAACAGATACTCCAAATGCATATAATATTAAAGCATTGGGTTCAGCAACAGGAACAAACAATCCTACACTAACATTGTTACGTGGTGGCTCATATAGATTTGCAGTCAACCAAGAAACTCAATTTTGGATTCAAGGCGTACCAGGAGTAACTGGATTAGACGGCAATCAAAACACTAGAGACATCTTAGGTGTTAGTAATAACGGTGCAACTCAAGGATATGTTAACTTTACAGTTCCAAATAGAGATGCACAAAACGATCTCTTATTTCCCGGAAACAATCTTGTAGATGTCGTAAGCACAACAGTATTTGCAGACATCAATGGTAAAAGACTTTCTGAAGTAGGTAATATTGATGGTGTAACATCACTTGAAAATCTTACTGTTATGTTCTATGATACAGGAGAACCAACAGAAGTAGGATTTGTTCAATCATTCTTTGATGAGAATGGAGCAAACTATGATGTAAACTTAACAACACCAGAACTTGTTGCACCAGTAACATTAGCAATCACAGAAACAACAACGAATTCAGTTGTTACATCTGGCACAACTGAAGATTTAATTGTTAATCAAACAGTTACGTTTGAAGCAGTACCTGCAAGTGATCCGTTGTTAGGTGGCTTAGATGTTAATACAATTTATTATGTAAAAGAAATTGTCGATGCAACATCATTTAAATTATCAGACACATTGAACGGACCTGAATTAGTACTCAGTGCTGAAACAGGAACAATGACTGCAAACATTAATGAAGGTCTTTTTGAAGAAGGCTTCTATACAAACGTTAGTGAAAACTTTTACACCATTCAATATGTTGGAACGTCTGATGATCCTACTATTCGTCTGATACCTGCTGGCGTTATACCAACAGAAGAAAAAATTACAGCAGTATTTGGCACCGATTACATAGGCTTAACTTTCTATAGAAATGAAGCAGGAACTATTTTACAAATTCCTTATCTGTCAGCAGTACTAGATACATTATACTACCAAGACGGCACAAATGCAAACAAAGTTGGTGCAATAAGATTAATTGACAGTAACTTAACAAACACATTAGATGTTGACGAAGATATTATCGGACACAAAACATTTGAATCAACAAATGGTGTGGTCTTTACAAACGGATTAAAAGTTCAGTTTGACGGAGATATTATACCGACTAGTTATTTGTCTGGTGAATATTATGTTGAGGGTGTAGGAGAATCAATACAACTTATTCCAACTACAGACTTAACTGTGCCAGAAGATTTTACTGGAACTGAATTTATTCCCTACGATACGTTAAACTACTCTATTGGTAACTTTGATGTTGAATTGTTTATACCTATCGATGAAGATTATCTTACAATCAACAGAGGTGCAATTAATAATAATGCATGGTCACGTTCTAACAGATGGTTCCACATTGATGTTATTAATGCATCTGCAACATATAACAATGATCCAAACATTAGTACTGTTTTTGCAACAGGTACAAATAAAGCAAAACGACCTATTGTTGAATTCTATCCAAACTTAAAACTATTTGATTCAGGTACAGTTGCAAAGGCACCTGTAGATTTTATTGATACACGAACAACAAATGCATTTGCACAAGTTGCAAATCAGCAACAATATTATCCTGACATTGAATCATACACTAATTATACTGCAACGATAGCACCTGCTACCGCGGCAACAACGACAACAATTACAATTGCTACTACTGATATTGTAGCACCGTTTCAAGTTGCACAATATGTAACTGACTCTACAAACTTGTTGCCAAACAACACAACGATCACTGACATAGAAGTCAGTGGACTTAATACTATTATAACAGTGTCTTGGGAATCAAATGAAACATTTGTAGGCACAAGCATAGCATCTATTGTTGGTAGTGATACTACAGTAAACAATTATGAATTGTTCTCTGGTGCTAGAATTGTTTTTACAGCAGACACAAACCCAATTGTTAAAGATAAAATTTATGTTGTTGGATTCTCAAAGACATCAGTATCTTCTAGTCTTGTTATTACATTATCTGAATCAGAAGATTCTCCTGTATTAGTTGACAACCAGACTGTTTCTCTTCGTGGATTTTATAATCAAGGTTCTACATTCTGGTACGATGGTACAAACTGGGAAGAAGGACAACAAAAGTTAAAAGTTAATCAAGCACCACTGTTTGATATTTTTGATAACAATGGAATCTCATTTGGAGATGCTACAATTTATCAAGGTACATCATTCTTAGGTAATAAACTCTTTGCATATGGTCAAGGCGTTGGACAAAACGATGCAGTACTTGGCTTCCCAGTTAGATATTCTGATGTTGCTAACTTAGGTGATATTAGTTTTGATGTATCTCTTAATGTCGATACATTTAATTATGTAACAGGCACAAGTCCAGTTACTCAATTAGTCAATACAGGTTATGTGTATGATTATTCTGCACGTACAACGAAAACACGTGAATTAGGCTGGCAAACAGCAGTTGCCCCCTCAGTTCAATATCAAATCTTTGAACTAGAATATACAACAGGGTCCACAGCCGAGTTTACGTGTGACGTTTCAGTAATAGCAGAAGACTACAGTAACTGGCCTCGTGTACAAGTTTATGTAAACAATGTTTATCAATTACCAACTGAGTATACACTCTCGTCAACTGATAAAACAACTACAGTTACATTGAATACTGCTCCACTAATTGATACACCTATACAAATTTTATTGTTAAGCAAACAAGTTAGTAAAACTGCTTATTATAGCATACCTATTAATTTAAGCAACAACCCGTTCAATGAATCATTACAAGAAGCGGCACTAGGAGATATTAGAAGACAGTACCAAGATACATTTATTAATAATGCTAATACTACTGGTGTTATGTTTGGTGCTAACAACTACAGAGACTTAGGGAACATGGTTCCTTATGGTACATCTATTATTCAGAATTCTGCATCACTTGTTTTGCCTGGAACGTTCTTACGTAAATCAGAATATAATATCTTTGATGCATTACAATATAACTCTGAGCAATATGTCAAATACAAACAACTTATAGTACAGACAGTTAACAACACTGAATTTGAACAAAGATTTAATCCTTCAGTTATATTAGATACTGCATTAGAAACAATTACACAAGCAAAATCAGAAGGTGATTCATTCTTCTGGTCTGACATGTTACCATCACAGTCTCCGTTTAAGTCAACATCTTATACGTTTGCAAATGCTTTATCAGAAGCAATTTATCCATTAAGTAAAATATATGATTTTACAAAAGCAAACTATAGCAGTGTATTAGTTTATCTAACACGAACAGAGTCTGGTGTAACAACAACAACTCAATTAACAACTGGCGTAGACTACACAGTATCTTCAACAGAGCCATCGTTGACAGTAACATTGGGATTGATATCCGAAGACATCATAACAATCAAAGAGTATAATCAAACATATGGTTCGTTTGTTCCTAATACTCCAACTAAGTTAGGTACATACCCAGCGTTTATTCCAGGTGTTGTTTTAGATCCTAATTACAAAGTGCCAACATATATGTTGAAAGGACATGATGGTTCGTATACATCTTTGTATACACTTAACTATACTCCAGAAACAGGACTTACTGATTTTAGAGATCAAGCATTATTAGAATTTGAAACTAGAATCTACAACAATATTAAATTAAGTACTATTGTTCCTATTGAAGCATATGAAATCTTACCTGGATTCTTTAGAGAATCTAGTTACAGCAATCCTGACTGGATTAAAATGTACACTCCACGATTCTTAAGTTGGGCTGGACAAAACAGAATTAATTATAAAGACCAACAATACACAAGTTCAGATGAGTTTAGTTTTAACTATTATCAATCAGGCAACAAATTAACTAACACTCCAATCGATCAAGGTTATTGGAGAGGCGTATATCAATACTATTATGGTTCATCACAACCAAACATAGCACCATGGGAAATGTTAGGCTTTGCAGAAAAACCTGCGTGGTGGGAAGCACAATACGGTGCGGCACCATACACAAGTAATAACAGTGTTATGTGGAATGATATTGAAGCAGGTAAGATTTATAATACAGGTATCACAGTTGACGAATTAAAACGTCCTGGTTTAAGTAAAATATTACCTGTCGATGATCAAGGTGAATTGCTTTCTCCTTTGACTGCAATCTTAGGAAACTATACACAAACTACATTTAAAAGAGATTGGAAAGCAGGCGATAATGCACCAGCAGAATTCTCATACAGAAGAAGTTCTTCGTGGCCATTTGATTTAATGCGATTGTTTGCATTAACTAAACCTGCACAGTTCTTTAACTTGGCAGTAGACATAGACAACTACAAGTATAACACAGAATTCAAACAATATCTAGTAAATGATAGAAGTCATTTAATTATTTCTGATGTTGATGTATATGGTTCTGGCACACCAAAGACAAGTTATCTTAATTGGATTGTTGACTTTGAAAAACAACAAGGCATAGATTCTACAAAAGAAATTACAACTGTACTTGCCAACTTAGATGTCAGATTAGTTTATAGACTTGCTGGATACAGTGACAAGACAGCACTCAAGTTCTTTGTAGAAAAAGGAACACCTAATAGTATTAACTCATCACTGCTTATACCAGATGAAAGTTATCAAGTATTGTTACACGATAACCAACCAGTCGATCAGATTATTTACTCTGCTGTCGTAGTACAACAAGTAGCAAATGGTTGGAAAGTATTCGGTAATTCACAAAGTCAAGCATACTTTACAATTGATCAGCCTATATTTAATGGCAACAACTCTGTTTGCGAATACGATAACTTAACTGTTAAAGTTGCTAAAGATTATACAACATCTGCTACAGATGAGCAACTAGTTCCTTATGGTACACAGTTTTATACTCCACAAGAGTTATCACAATTCTTGGGAAGTTATGGTGCTTGGACAAGACGTAAAGGAATGCAGTTCGACTACATTGATAATGCTATTGAAATCAATTGGGAATTGATGGTCAAAGAATACATATACTGGGTATCATTAGATTGGTCAAACGGCTCGTTGATCACACTTAACCCAGCGGCACAATATTTAAAGATTAACAAAGACAGTACTATTGTTCAGCCATTAACTATTTCACAAAATAATTTTGTATTGAATCAAAATTTCTATCCTATTGCAATACAAGACATGTCTATATCAAGGCTTGATACTGAGTTTACTATTAAAACTCAAAATGATGGAGACACATTCGCATATGGACAGTTCAATTTAAGTAACTTTGAACATGGTATTGTATTTGACAACACAACAAACTTTAATGATGTAATCTATAACTTAGTTACCGGACTAAAACAAAATCGTGTTTTCTTACGAGGCACTAAGTCCGCAGAATGGAACGGAACAGTCTTTGCATCTGGATTTATTTATAACCAAGACAATGTAAAAGAATGGGAAACTGGTGTAAAATACACTAGAGGAATGATAGTCACATTCAAAAACAAATACTGGACTGCAAGTAAAATCATTGAACCATCTGCTACATTCAGAGAATTAGATTGGGTAGAAACAGACTATGATCAAATACAAACTGGACTGTTGCCTAACTCATCAACTAGAGCATATGAGCAAACATTATATTATAACACAAACAAAGCAAACTTAGAAAGAGATGCAGATCAATTATCATTCTCTCTAATCGGTTACAGACCTAGAGACTATCTTGGCTTAATCGATCTTACAGATATTACACAAATCAATGTTTACAAAAACATGATTAAGTCAAAAGGAACTGTTAATGCAGTGTCTGCATTTAAAGGTGCAAACTTACCACAAGGTGGCATTGATTATGATGTTTATGAGAACTGGGGAATCTTAGCAGGACAATTTGGCGGTACACTGAATAATAACTTTGTTGACTTTAAATTAAACGAAGCATTATTAACAGGCAATCCAGCAATTACTGCTTTAACAAATGGCGTTGGGACACCAGGGTCACAACAAGAGATAGCAATTTATAATTTGTATAACTATGCTAGACCAATTAGTTCGCCTGACGTATTGCCTACATTAACTAACTCATATACTGAAAACTTATATCCAACAGCGGGATATGTAAATTTCAATGATGTTAAGATGTCATCGTTTTATTACAGTGGCTTACCTAGAGCAGTTAACCAAGAACGTATTAGAGTTCCAATCAGAGACTTTTATGTTAGAGACTATGCATGGTTAGCAAACTTTAAAGCAGACTGGGGAGTCTATGCGTGGAAGCCTATCGCAAGAGTAATAGGCATAACATCAAACACAGACAACACAACAACAATTACATTTGATAAGCCACATGGATTAACAAGATTAGATCCAGTTAGTTTTATTAATGTAGCAAGACCAGTTAATGGTTATTATATTACAACAGCAATTGTAAGTATTACTCAAATCACTATTAATTTAAACTTGCCAGATTCTGATGATATTATCTTAACTGGTAATGGATTAGGACTTAAGTTTCTTAATCAAAGAGTTAAGACTCCATCAGCAATTACAGACTTAGATTTAAATGAAGCAGAGTTCTCAAAGAACACTGTATGGGTAGACGAAGCACCTTCAGGAGACTGGGGAACATATAGAAAGTCTATCAACTACGCACCACTAGATACACTATCAATAGCAGGAGCAGAAACATTTGCAAGTGCTGTTATGTATACTCCTAGAATGGGTTATTTAGTTGGTGATCAGAAAGCAGGGAAGGTTTATCGTTATGGTTACAATACTGTTACTGGAGAGTTTGATCTGGATCCAGGAAGCACTCAAACAGAAGTAGCATCATTTGGTACAACAATTGCTTATTCAGGTAATCTTTTTGCAATTAGTGAACCAACAACTACAACAGGTGGATTAGGATCATCAACACTTAGAATTTATACATTAAATGATACAGTATTAAGTGATGACATTATTCCATTACAAGAATTTATTGGTCCAGAGGGTGCAGGCACAAGTCTAGCAATCAGTGATGACCAAGATTGGATATATTCAGGTAGCCCACTATCTAATCAAGTTGAAGTTTATAACAGACAACGTTTACCGTTCACAGCAGGGTTCTTTAATATAGGTGAAACATACGAAATTACATCTTTAGGAACTACAACTGATGATCAATGGAAAGCAATTGGCGCAGTAGAAGGTAAACTAGGTATTAAATTTAATGCGACTGGAGTTGGTACTGGTACTGGTACAGCAGATCAAATCTCTTATGTAGAAATGGCTGAGATCGAAGGAACTATTCCCCCAATCAATGCAGTAGCAGGTGACAACTTTGGCTTTAGTGTATCAACAGATGACAACGGTGATAAGATTGTTGTTGGCGCACCGAACACAGGCTCATCAGGCGGCACAGATAACTCTGGTGCATCATTTGTTTTCAACAGAGTCGTACAGAATTTTGAATCACAATATAATTCAATTCCCAATCAGCCACATCAATTTGATTTAGCATGGACACAAGTATATGTTACTAGAACTGCTACTGGCGTAGCATCTAATGTTATCTCATATACTGGACCGGGAACTATTGCTGACAATGATGCAATCGTTTTCTCAGAGAACGGAACATTTGGAAACTCTGGTATCAACCCAAATCAAGTTTACTATGCAACAGCAACTGGATTAGGAGTTTTCTCACTTAAAGAAAGTAGATCAACTAATACTGTTGTAACATTAATAGATGATCCTGCACTTAGCAGTTCTATCTGGAATCAAGTAGATAGTACAATAACAAAAGTATCAGTTAACGGTACATTTGTTGATGACAGCAATTATGCTGTTGGTGGTGGACAACAAGCCTTAAGATACTTTGGTAATCTAGTAGCAGGTGACATTGTTAAAGTAGACAGTAAAGTAATTATATGGGAACAGTCATTCTTATCAGAAAACGATACACGTGTTGGCGCACAATTTGGCTATGCACTTGATACAACTGCAAACGGCAGTGAACTATTAGTAGGTTCTCCACAAGAAATTATAGTAGAAGGACAAGAAACATTTAATGGTGTTGTATATCGATTCACTAATGCAGGTGGAAAGTACGGAGTAGTATCAGGTACAAACGAATGTACCTTAACTGCAAATAGAACATTATTGATTAACGGTTTCAGAGTTAACTTAACATCTGGTAGTAATGCAACAGCAGTTGCAAACTCCATCACAGGTGCTGGTATTACTAATATCACAGCAAGTGCAACAAGTGACAACAAGTTAATTATTTCTGTCATTAGTTCAGGCTTAAGTCTTGTTAATGAAAGAATCGTTTTACAACAAACAGACTTTGATACATTAACTGAGTTGGGAATCGACTCATATGTTCAAACACAAATTATTAAATGTCCACATAACAGAACTCGTAATGGGTTTGGTGAGACAATTAAATTCAATGAATATGATTCTGTTGTTATTGCCGCTCCATTGGGAGAAAGATTCTTAGGCACAACATTTGATTTCACTGATGATGAAAACTTAGACAACGATACTATCTTTGATAACAATGCAACACGATTTGTAGATGTATATACAAACGCTGGTGCTGTTTACATGTTTGACTTCTTACAAAACTATCAGCCAAGTTTACTGTCTCCTGGTAAATTTATTTACGCACAGAATGTTAATAGCAAAACAGAAAACTACGGCAATCAACCTTTGTATGGAACTGCATTAGACTTTAATAGCAATCAAGTCGTTGTTGGTACGCCTAACTTCTTACCTGGAGATGTCAACGGACAACTTACAGTATACAACAATGAGTCAGGACAACGTGACTGGAGAATATTTAGAGAGTCAGGTAAAGTTGTTGATATCAACAAGATACAAAACACACAAATTTATAGTGCTGAAACAAACAACACACTAGTTAATTTAGATTACTTAGACCCTATGCAAAACAACTTGCTAGGCGCAGTCAGAGAAAACTTAGATTATGTTTCTAACATCGATCCTGCTAGTTACAATGTTGATCCAGCAAATGTTACTAGTGGTTTAGTTTGGGGTACTGATCATGTTGGTGAACTTTGGTTTGACACAACAAACACACGTTGGGTAAACTATCACCAAGACAACGATGCAGAATACAACAGTAGATATTGGGGTGCAACATTCCCTGGATCAGATGTAGCAGTTTACACATGGGTAAAGAGTAATCAACCACCAAGTCAATACACAGGTTTAGGAACAGTTAAAAATGCTACTGTATATACTATTGAAAGCAAATTAAATGCAACTAACATTGTAGTTCCTGTATACTATTTCTGGGTACGTAATACAAACGTTATCATTACAGACTTAGACAAAACATTAGCAGACGGAACATTAGAAAGATACATTAAATTCCCACGTTCTTCAGGCATTGCATACATGGCACCAGTGTTGCCAAATGCATTTGCTATCTATAACTCAGATGAGTTTATTAATGCGAATGATTCAGTATTTCATGTAGGCTTTGCAACAGGCGACAGTGATGCTGTCCCTCACCAAGAATTTAATTTAATCAGAGATGGTTTCGCAGATGACTTCTTGCCAGGACTTCCCAAGTTAGGAGTACAAAACTCTACAACTACTGTCCCAATTGGATTGTATGATCGCTTATTAGACTCTATGTCTGGCGTAGATGAAAGTGGACAAGTTGTCCCTGATCCTTACTTACCCAAAGCAGTACAGTCAGGTGTATTAGCACGTCCAAGACAAAGTTTCTTCTTTGACAGATTCTTAGGAATACAAAACTATCTAGTATATGCAAACACAATATTAGCACAGTTCCCAATCGCTGAAACAAGACAAAATGCAACATACTTATTTCAAACAGGAACATATTATGACACTACTGATTATTGGGAATATGTCAATTGGTATCTGCCTACAGTTAACCCAGTCGGTCAATACAATAATAACACTAAGTCAACTGTATCAGTAGAAAAATATGCAGACTTAGCCTCACTAACAGTCGATATAGACACAATAGCAACTGTTGAACAAAACGGTGATGGCAAGTGGGAATTTTATCGATTTGATGGCAACGGTGTTTGGACTCGTATTGGTTTAGAAAACGGAACCATACAATTTAAAACATATCTTTGGGATTATGCGGCAGGCAAAACAGGCTTTGGTGATAACTTCTTTGACACTGATTCTTTTGATGAATATCCAAGTGAAGAAACACGTTGGATTATTCGTGCATTAAACGAACAAATTTATATTGATGAACTTATAACATATAGAAACAAATCATTGATTCTTTTATTTGAATACATTCAAAGTGAAACAGATGAATCACAAAACTTCTTGCCATGGTTAAATAAAACTTCTCTTGTTGACGTAAGTCATACTATTAGAGAATTAAAACCTATTGAGAACTTCCAATCTGACAATCAGAACTTCTTATCTGGATACTTAAATGAAGTCAAGCCTTACCACGTTGTAATCAAAGACTTCTTGTTTAACTATACTGGGTTAGAAGATTACAGAGGCACAATCAGTGACTTTGATTTACCTGCGGAATATAACTCAAACGTTGATAGATATATCAGTCCACAATTAGTTTACAATAATGTAAACAACGAGAATCAATATCTACCAACTAATGCAATTTGGCAAACACCACAGTACAAAGATTGGTTTAACAATTACGGTGTTTCTATTTTAGGACAAACTGATTACGACATAACTATTCTAAGCAATTACATTGAGCAAGGTTCAACAACATTGATTGTTGATAATGCACAAGGATTCCCAATCAATGGTAGCATAACTATTGGTACAGAAGAAATTGCTTATTCATATGTTGATCGTGCATTAAACATCTTGGGAGGATTACAGAGAGGTATCAATGATACTACTGCAACATCACATCTTCCTGGAGCTCCAATAATTATTGATCTACCAGCAGTCTTGCTTTTAAATGGCGGGAAGAATTACGTGGAACCACCACGTGTCACAGCATACATTGATACAACAATTTATCCAGAGCCAAGAGTCGAAGCAGAATTCGAAGTGGTTATGTCATTAGATTCTGTAAACAGTGTGAAAGTTATAAATCCCGGCGAAGGGTATGCTGTATTACCAGAGATTAGAATTGATTCTGCTGTAGAACTATTCTTTACAAATTCAGATATCAACTCAACACTACATACTATCTCATTATTTGCACCTAACTTATCAACAGGTGATTTGATACAGTATAAAGATTCTGAAGATGGAGAAAGTGTTACTTTATTAGAAAACGATCAGTGGTACTATATTAATGTATTAGAAAATACTCCAACTGCACTTATTGCGTTGTATTCTAGTTATGGCGATGCAGTCAACGAGACAAAAAGAATCAAGTTTACAAGCGGAACTGAAGACGGAAGTTTCTCACTGAATGTTGGTGCAAGAGCATCAGCAATTACTACATCATCTCCTGTAAGAGAAAACATCTATACATTAAAGTATGATAGAACAACTTACACAAGTCAAATAAAAGATTGGGAAGAAGGAGTGTTCTACGGATCATTCTTTGCAGGTAGTTATTTTAATAGTGAAGACATTGCATCATCTGCAATTAAACTACAATCAACTCAGCCTCCAATCGATTCAGTAGCGGCATCAGCACAAGGCGCAGTTTTTGAAATAGATGCTGTAGCAAATAAACAAACAGTTGAATATTCCGAGTTTGCTCGTAGAGTAATTGATACAGTTGCAACTGGAAATAAAATTAGATTGAATCCATATGACGAAGCATCAGGTGAGTTAAACGCATCTGGTTCTACAATTGGTTTCACTGTTGGCATGCCAATTAAGTTTACTGGTGAAGTACTTGGTGGTATTATAGCAGACCAAGTTTACTTTGTCAAGTCCATAATTAATACAACAGATTTTACTATTAGTGAAACTAATGGTGGCACAACATTTAGTGTGACTACAGCAACAGCAAGTATTCCAATGATTGCATATGCAGGTAAGGTTACTGATACAGCAGTATTAACTCTTAACTATCCTGGCATCTTAGATGCAACTGCGACAAACGGAACTACTAACAAGATTACAATTCCACAAAGTATTATAGGCACTGGCGGTACAGACGGATTCTATATTGGTATTCCATTGTTCTTTACTGGAACTACATTCGGTGACGTTGTTGAAAACGATGTTTACTATGTAACAACTGTAGCGTCTAGTAGTGAGATAACAATCAGTTCCTCAACAACTCCGATCACTACAACAGTTTCTGCTACGACAACAGGAACAAACATAGTTACTGTAGAAGATTCAAGTAAGTTTACAATTAATGATCCTATCATTTTTAATACAATGCTAGACTCATCAGGCAATGTAATTACAGACCTCGGTAATATTATATCAGGAACTGTATACTTTGTCAATGAAATAGTTTCTGGAACAGAAATTAAAATTGCAACACAAGTTAACACTTCTCCATTAGCACTCACAAGTGTAACTGGAACCGCACTGTTGACAAACCAGAAAGATGTGTTACAATTAGCAACTGCTACAGGCTCAATGACAATAAATGTATCGTTGCCAGTATCACCAGGTCAAGTTGACGGACAGAAGTTTACACTTTACAACACGTCTCCGTACTATACTGATATTGCTTCAGGTACACTGACTGAACAACTTACTAAAAATGTTGATGCTACTATTGCAACTGTCGATAGAGTTGCATTGAGAAAAACAGATGACGGCACAAGTAATTTTTATGTCAATATGCCAGTTGTATTTGATGACACAGTGGGTGGCATAACAACAGGTACTCCATACTTTGTTACAGACTTTAGTAATCTTCTTAGAACTGCTGGAACATTTATCATTGGAACAACTTATACAATTACTTCAGTAGGCACAACTGTCTTTACTGACATTGGTGCAACATCTAACAACATTGGTGAAGTATTTGTTGCAACAGGCGTTGGTACTGGTGACGGTACTGCGACAACTACAGCGATCTCAGTATTCTGTACAGGAACATTAACAGTTGATAACTCTGTCACATGTGTTACTACAGAATCAATGTATGACAACATGCCAATTATATTCACTGGAATAGGATTAGGAAACATTGTTGTTGGTACTGAGTATTATGTTAGAGATATTTTAGATGCAACATCATTTACATTATCTGAAACTGTCGGTGGTGCAGAGTTTGATTTATTAACAGACAATGGATCAATGACAGGTACTGGATCTCAGTACATTACAATATCAACTTCAGCAGGTGGAGCAAATCAAGTATTAAGTGCCTCTCTAGCAGAATTTGGATTTACACAAACTCCACAGTCTGTTGCTGAATTCGATATCGGTTATAAACTAGGTGGCTACAGAGCAATCATTAGTTCAGCAGGTTCAGGCTATGCAATTACTAATACTATTACAGTATCTGGTGCAGAAGTCGGTGGCACATCAACACCAAACGATGTCACATTAATCGTAGATGCAATCGATGACGATGGTGCAATTACAAGTCTGATAATATCAGGCGACCCTGCAGATATACTGTCAGACTATTATTTAAAAATTCAAAATCAAAATCAATTAGAAGTTTATTCAGACCCACTAATGACTGTTCCAGTCTCAGGTACTGGATTTGAATTTGGTGGTTTTGTAACTACTAATGTTACAGCAACAGATTCAGGCGGAGCCACAACAGGTTACTTAACTGTTGATGACACGTCATCATTTGAACTCAATGATCCAGTAGTCTTTATGAATATTAGCACAGCAGAAAATACTGCATCTAACTTGACTAGTGAAGTAACATACTACATTGTATTAATCGATGGCACAGGAATATCTGTAAGTGCAACACCAGGCGGCACTGCTATAGTATCTGCTACAAGTTTAGCAGTAGACTTCTCAATGTCTAAAGCAGGTAGTTATGCGTTCTTACCAGAACCATTCTACTTCAATCAGTCTATTATAAAATACTTAGACAGAGTTTATCGTTGTGTTATTTCTAATAACGATGATGAATTTGTTATTGGTAAGTGGGAAGAGTTAAGATCAGATAATAGAATCTTAAATGCACTTGACAGAGTTGAAGGTTATTATAAACCAACTGTCAATATGCCTGGACTTGATCTTACGCAACTATTTGAAGGCGTATCATATCCAAATGCAGTTTACTTAGGTAATTCATTTGCACCTGAAGATCAATTTACTATTGATACACAATTACAAGATGAGCCTTTCTACCCGAAAAACATTTCAAGTACTGGAGTAGTTTGGAACGGTAATAATTATTATGCATCTTCAAACTTGGGAACATACTCGGGTATACTAACATCATTAACAGGTACTACTTGGTCAATCAAACAACTTGCAACATCAGTACTTGATTTGACTGATATTATATTAGGTGGTGGCGTTTATGTTATGTCTTGTACTAACACAGCAACACCAATCTTTAGATCAATTGATGGCGTAACTTGGACAACTAATTCAGAATCGTTGACTATTCCTGCTGTACAGTTACAAAGTGTAGCATACAGAAATGGATTCTATGTTGCAGTCGGAGACGAGATCGTACAAAGTAATGATAGTTTTGTATGGACATCACGTAAAACATATGACACAGTATTCGATGTCACATTAAACGGAGTCAATTCGATTGACGCATCTGGCTTTAGTGGATTTATCGCAGTTGGTAAAGGTAAAAAATATGATTACTCAACTGGCGTTACTGAATTAATAGACACTAACATTGTTGCATATACTACTCAGCAAAATGGAGAATCATGGTCTAATGGAGATTCTGTTACACCAAACGGTTGGAACGCAGTTGCAAGTAATGGCACAACAGCAATAGTAGTTGGTGAAAACAATGTTGTTTATCAATCTAACAATGGTGGTAGTTGGACAGGCATTAATGAACTTAGTGTTGTCTCTATCAACCAAGCATCAGATCAACTTAATGTTAGTATGACAAGTGGACTCACAGATGGTGATCCAGTAAGAGTAACAGATTCGTTTGGTAACTTAATAGTAGACACTACATATTATGTTAAAGTTATTTCTACTTCAAAAGTAGAACTATATAGTGACTCAGGATTAACAGCAATAGTAACATTAGTAGATGCAGTCATACCATTAGACAGTAGACTGTTCTTATATGATGCTACATCTCAAACACTAAATGATGTTGTTTATTATAACAGCATTTGGATGACTGTAGGAGACAACGGTAGAGTACAAACATCATCAGATGGCTTACGTTGGACAACAAGAACATCAGGCGTGACTGAAAAACTCAACAGTCTAAACTATAACGCAGATGATGATATTTGGATTATAGTTGGCGATAATAATATAATTTTAGAATCACTTGACTCTGGTGTAACATGGGCATTATCAAATGCATTTACTACAGCAGAGCCTATCTATGATGTTAAAGGCGCAAACTTTGCATTTGGCTACGGACCAGAAGAATTAGTACCAGGTTACATAAAAGATAACTTTGCAATGACAGTAGTCACACGTCCAGGTACATTATGGGATCCCACAGAGTATTCACACACAGGATTCAATGTAGTATCTCGCACACTTGCACCTACTTCAGAATTCCAAGTTGATTATAGTTTCGATTTATTCGTACAATATCCAATTGATCTTAACATACAAATCATTGATCCAGCAACAGGCTTAGGTACTGGACTTGCTACAAGTGAGTACACTATCGATTGGCCTACAAAAGTTATCACACTTAATACAGCACTACAGTTTGCACCAAAAGAAGAATTACGTATAGATGTTTACGAAGTTGGTAACGGTAATCAATTAGTAAAAGCAAATACAGATACTGATCCGATTAGACAAATAGAATCAACAGGCTTCGATGACATTTACTTAAACTGTAACTACAGTGCTACATATTTCGAAGGCTCTGGCTTGATCAGAACAGGATCAAATGCAATCGAAGTTGAAGCAACAGCAACAGAAGCATCATCAGACAGAATTACATGTGTAAGTGTTGAAGACTTTGTTGTCAACGATCCAATCTCATTCCAAGGAGTTGTGTTCGGTGGAGTAGCAGAAGAAACTGCTTACTATGTGAAGTCTATTTCTACAGCGACAAATTCAATAACAATTTCAGCGACATACAATCCTACAACAGGCTTGGCTGGACCAGTGTTGAGTCTAACTGACGCAACTGGATCAATGATTGTTAACATACAAACTGGTACAGGTACTGTTTGGACTGATCCAATTATATATCACAATGGATCTAAACTTGTATTAGGTAAAAACAATACAGTCAGTAGAACACGAGCATCAAACAATGCGATCACAACTGGTTCAACTGTAGGCTTAATTGCAAACAGTAGAATTTACTTTGCGGCAGATATGTTTGGAACTGACATTACACCTAATTCAGAATACTTTATTAAAACAATTGTAGACGGAAATGAATTTACGATTTCTGAAACTCTAGGTGGCACAACACTAACACTCGCAGATGCATCTGGTCAATCATCATATGTATCAAACGATTATGCAATCTCAATACAACCAAATGGCATACAAGCAAAACTCGTATTCGGTCCTCCTAACTCTTACACAAACAATACAGATTACTTAGTCTACTCATTGTTCGGAGAATCAAACGGTACTACTCAATACGGCTACACTATTCCAGAAGTACAAGAGTTTGTAGGTAATGGTTCAAGTGCATCGTATGCATTAGATAACTTTGTAGGTGGAACTAATCCACACAATGCTATTGTTGAGATCAATGGACTAAGACAAACTATATCACAATACACAATCGATGATGCAAGTGACACTATCTTGTTTAACTCTCCTCCTGCAAACGGAGCAAAGATTTCAGTCTTAACATACAATGATACTGGAAGACAATACTTATCAACACAATATGGTATCGCAGGAATCTCAGGAAGTTCTGCTGTAACAATTACAGTTACTGCTACAACTCACTTAGAAGGTACTTTCGATGAAGATGCTCCAAGTATAGAGACATATGACCAAGACACGCCTACTATCGTTACATACGATGAGTTATTAGACACTTTAACTTGTGCAGACACATCAGTCTTAACAGCAGATGAGCCAATAGTCTTCTCTAATCCAACTATAGGTGGAATTACAGCAGGTGTAACATACTATATCTTAACGATTATTGACGCAACAACATTTACAGTCTCAACAGAAGTAGGTGGTGCGCCAGCAACTGTAACAACTGATTCAGGTTCAATGGTAGGTAGTTCAAACGCTGTTACTGTAGCAAATATTACTGCAATCGAAACATCTATTGAAGAACCATTGATCACTACAGCAACTGCTACATCAGTTACTGGAAACTTAATAACATTTACTGATACTTCTGGATTCGTACCAAGTCAGCCAATCTTGTTTGCAGGAACGCAAATGGGTAACATAGTACCTGGTACATATTACTTTGTTGGTACAGTATCAAGTTCAACAGAAGCAACGATAACTGATCAGTTTGGTGCTGTCATTACACAGACAACTGCATCAGGCAACATGCTTGTTAAACAAGGCGGCAACCCAACTACAAGAATTACAACAGGCATTCCACATGCATTAGCAGATGATGTTTTATGTACAATTGACGGAACTCTAGGCTCAGTAGAATTGAATGGTAACAGTTACTATGCTAAAGTAATTGACGCATATAAATTTGATATCTATACTCAAATCTTTAACCCAGCAGTTGATGCTCCTAACAATCCTGTCGTAGGTGTTAGTACATATATAAGTGGTGGTTATGTTTGGAGACAAGGCACATTCTTCTTATCTACAACTGTAGCAAGTGAAACAGTAGCATCTAATAACTCTATCGTTGTTAATTCAACAACTGACTTAGTTGTGAACACTCCAGTTATCTTTACTGCTCAAGGTTCTCAAGTAGATGATGTATTACTAGGTGGCATAGTACAAGGAACAACCTATTATGTAAATGAAATACTCTCTGGAACAACATTTACTATTAAAACAACCCGAACAGGAATAGCATCACTCTCTTTAACAAACGAGACAGGTGTTATGAATGTAACGCAGTGGGAACAAACAAATGTTGAAAGAATTTGGGTAACAGTCAATGGATTGCGTATACCAAACAACAAACTAGTTGTTAATTCAGATAATGAAGTAAGTATCTTAACAGTAATTCAGCCTGGTGATATAGTTATTATGACTAATATGATTCCACACTCAACACCAGATGAAGAAATATACTTGAACTTTGTTAATAGTGACCATGAAGCATCAATCTATCGTGCAAATGTACAAGCAAGAACATGGTTGACAAAACCAATTAATGATCTGACTACATCAATTTATGTACATGATGTTACTAGATTAACAGACAATGTAATACAGACAAATACAACAACTGCTCCTAGTAATAATTTATACTCTATTGGACTTGTATCTGATAAAAGAATTCTCACTGGTGTAACTGTTGTAAATACTACGACCGGTGTGACTTTAGATCCAGAAACAGATTATTTTGTAACTGTAGAAGATTTAGCACCAATATTGAATATTAGAACTGGAACTTACATAACAACTGGCGATGAGTTAAAGATCACATCACTTGTTGGTAATCAAATCTATGTTAATGGTGAGCAAATTGGGTTTACAAGTGTAGACTTTGCAACAAACTCTATATCAGGATTGCAAAGAGGTACAGGTGGTACAGGTAAACAGAAAGATATCCCTGTTAACTCAGAAGTTCTTGGATTATTGAATACAAATAGACTTCCAAACGTTTATTATGATCAAACTTGGAACTCATATAACTTTAATGCTGTTCAAGGAGACCCATTGCAGATCAGTGATACAGTCTCAGCACAGTTTCTACATACGGACATTACATAAGTGATAAATAAAGAGATGAACGATAATAAGTCAGAAGACAATAAAAAAGAAGTTGCGGATGTGCAAAAACCGCACGAAACAGGTGGGATATATTTCTCGTCTAGTCTTAAAATTACTGACCCAAATACAGAAGAAGTGTTAGTACAAGTGAGAGGTGATAGTTAATATGTCAGGAGATCAACAAATTCTAAAAATGGAAGGCTTTCTGACTATCAGAGACTATAAGACCGGAGAAGTCTTACAGGAAGCAAAGAACGCAATCAACTACGAGAATATGTCTGAAGCAATCGCTGATACATTATCTAGTAGAGGATATGGTGAAATATATCAAATGGCGTTTGGTAACGGTGGAGCCTCTGTTGATGAAACAGGCGTTATTACATACTTACCACCTAACACTACAGGTCAAAATGCGGCTTTATACAATCAAACATACGCAAAAATTGTTGATGACACAAGTGTTTTCAACTTAGACCCAACAAGAAATAAAATGACAGTGTTTCATACAACTGGTAGAGTATATACAGACATACTCGTACAATGTCTATTAGACTACGGTGAGCCTTCAGGACAAGCCGCGTTTGATAATAGTACACAAACAGATTCTAACTACATATTTGATGAATTAGGACTATTAGCAAACTACGGAACAGACAGTAATGGCAACGTAATTACACGACTTTTAACGCATGTAATCTTCCATCCAGTACAAAAATCACTAAACAGACAAATTCAAATAGATTACACAGTTAGAATACAATCCCTAACTAATTTAGTAACTATTTAAGATAAATAATATTAACGGAGTGAATTAAAAAATGGCATATACAATCTTAAAAAGTGATGGGACAGTCTTAACGACCATTGCCGACGGTACTATCAATACGACAAGTACCTCAGTAGGACTACCCGGTAGAAACTTTGCTGGATACGGTCAGTCAATTGACACTAACTTCGTACACATCATTGAGAACTTTAAAAACAGCACTCCCCCAGCAAACCCACTAGCAGGTCAGATTTGGTATGACTCAGGCGATTCAACTCTAAAAGTATGCCCAACAGACGGTGAATCAAATGCGGCCGCTTGGTTATCATTGACTTCAACTAGTTCAGGTGGAAACACAACATTCGGTGCAGTTAACATCACTGGTAACGCAACAGCAAACAATTTCACAGCAACCAATGAAGTAAGTGCAAATGCATTTACAGCAGGTTATTTAACAATCTCGGCTAATGCATCTATTGCAAACTTAACAGCAACAACAGCAACTGTCACAGGTGCTTTAACTACAACTGAGATCACTACAGGTTCAGCAACAACCAATGGAACATTAACTGGTATCTGGACTGTAACTGGTAACACAGGTACAAACGCTTCAGCAATCGTATTAGACACAGGTGGTATCGCAATTAGTAACTCTGCTGGTGCAAACTTATACGGTATTAGAACAGACAAATATATGTATGCAAACGGAGATCCAATCTCATTTGCAGGTACATATAGTAATGCAAACGTTTCGGCTTTTCTACCAACATATAACGGCAATATCTTAACTGACACTACTCAAGCCGCTAACTTAACAACAGGTGCAAATACTACTGCAGGATCAATTACAGGTAACTGGACATTGACTACAGGATCACGTCTTACAGCAACTTATGCTGACTTGGCGGAACGATTCTCAGCAGATGATGTATATACACCAGGAACAGTTGTTGAATTAGGCGGAAGTGCTGAAGTTACTGCTGTTAAATATGAATTAAGTGAAGACGTATTCGGAGTTATCTCAGATAACATGGCGTTCTTAATGAACAATGGCGCAGGTGATAATGAAACTCACCCTGCTGTAGCAATGACAGGACGTGTACGAGTAAAAACATTAGGAACAGTACGAAAAGGTCAGAGACTTGTTAGTGCTGGAGAGGGTCATGCGAGAGCCGCTGAAGAGGGAGAAGCATCTGCTTTTAACGTCATTGGAAGAGCATTGGAAGATAAATACACTAGTGAACTAGGCACAGTTGAAGCCATAGTCACAATTAAATAATTTAGGGATTATAACATGAGTTACGCACAAAACGGCTTAATCGAAGCAACAGACTTCAATACACTAGTAGGTACCAACCCAGAAACTGGGGCTAACAAACTTAACACAGTTTGGGCAACAGGTGGAACAACTGCAGGGTATGGACAAACTGCTGTATCACAGGTTGCAGAAGGAGACACAGTTATTGCAACTGGTCAATGGAATGCATTAGTTGCTAATACAGCATCTGCGGCGGCTCATAGTGGTTCATCAATCACTTCAGTTACAGCACCAACATCAGGTGGAACAGTAACATACTTGTCTGCTATCCCAACTAACTTAACAACGATCTATACTAATAGACGTAATGCGGCATCAGTAGGATCAACTTCTTCATCAACTGCAACACGTTCTAGTTCATGGGAGAATGGTTTAACATTCACTCATACTGTTACATTTGCTTCAGGCGATGCGGCTAGATACTTCTTTAATGCTGGTGGACAGATCAAAATGACTGCTTCACATCCAACAGGGTCAGGTATTAACTTATTGTTCTCTGACTTAGCATCAAACGCTGGTACACTTGTTCAATCTGCTCCTAACTCAGGCACAGTTTCAATTGCAGGTGTTAATTATTCTGGTATTAGTAGAGTCGGTGGCGGTGGTAACACACCTACTATTGATGCTAACAAAGGCTACTTTGGTCTTTCAACATCAAACGCAACTGTATATACACAAACTGCATCATCTGGTCCTTCTGGTTACTTAAGTTCTTTCATTAGATATATTACTAAATCTAATGGTGCTCAAGGCTCTAACGGAGACACTGGTTCTGTTGTTACTATCTACACAATCTTTGACGAGATTCCTAACGAACTAGTAGCATCTTCAGGTACTGCTGTAACATTAACATTACAAGCACCAGAGACAACTAACTTATCAGCATCTTGGGGAACACCTACTTTAGCAAGTTCAGTAACTGGTTCTTAACTAGTGGCTGACACTACCGAATTTAAAGGTAAACACTATCCCTCATGGCACGGTTCCCCTTTTGACAGGGGTTCCGCTGACTCTTGGTATGACCGAGCCAAATCCCCTCACTATTATCCAAACGGCACTGGGAACAATCCCAGAATCGACCCACCCGAAATGAAAGATTCTGAAGTTGAAGCATACCTTATGGGATATGCTCACAACGAACAGCATGGCGGCAAAAAAGAGTGGTAATGCCACTCATATCTTCCCAATAATTTTTTTTTCTACCACTCTAAATCCCTCTAAATAGATGTGGGAGATAGATAATCTATGGATACAAAAACATTAATTAAAGATGCGAAAGCAAGGTTTAGTCACAACTCTGCTAAAGCATATTTAAAAGAAAAATACAACAGCAAACTTATCATTGCAGAACAAGGTGGACTATGGAGAGCAGATGCTCAAACTATTGCCTTGCTTTCTTCACTATCAAGTCAATTTACAGAAACTACAGTACTAATCGATACATTTGATAATCCAGTACAAGTAGACATCGTTCCTTTATTGGAATCTTTAACAAACCTATATAATAATGTTATGACTGAGTGGTACAGTGAATGGACAGAATTAGAAAACAAGCGGTAAGTCGAGGTGTAGTTGTATTTGCATTCAATTCAAGCAAATATAATTATGTTGAGATGGCTGAGTACTGTGCAAGAAGGGCAGATCACTTCTTGGAACTCCCTACGACTATCATAACTGACGAAGAGTCCGCCCAAACAATCACTTACGACTTTGATAATGTAGTCATAGTCAAATCAGATAAATCTAATACACGTGAACAACAAGTATGGATTAATAAAGGTAGATATCAAGCATATGAACTTAGTCCTTATGAGGAAACGCTTGTACTTGATGTTGATTACATTATCAATTCAGATAAACTTTTAAAAACGTTTGATTACTCAGACTCATTCTGCTGTCATAACAGAACAGAAATGCTAATGTACCCAGAGGCTCCACAAGAGTATCTTAGTTCATACAGTTACAATTCTTTATGGGCAACAGTGATTATGTTTAAGAAATCTGATCGTGCAAAACAAATATTTGGCACATTAGAAATGGTACAAAACAATTATGATCATTATGCAAACATACACAGTTTTGTAGGTGGCATCTATCGTAATGACTATGCACTCACTCTTGCACTAAAGATCGTTAACGGACACGCAGACGTACCAAGTGATTATATACCTTGGAACTTAGTTCACGTAGGCAAGAACACATCTGTATATGCAGATGAAACAGATATACAAGTACCTTGTGACGGTGATGTCTATGACTTTAATACAGAGTTTACAGTTATGTTCGATCATTGGAAGAACAGCAAGATGAGAAAAGAATATGTAACTATTAAAGACATGGACTTTCACATAATGAATAAAGATTTATTTGAGGGGATAATGAATGGATAAAGGATTCGTTATTATAGCACAAAACACTGACCTTGTCAACTATGTCCAATGTGCAGAACAACTAGCAAAGTCAATCATTCGTGTTATGCCTGATGCTAAGGTATCTTTGATTACAGATAATGAAACTGCATCAGATGTATTTGATCAAGTTATTAAATTGCCTTATGGAGATCAAGCACCAGATTCAGATTGGAAACTTGTTAACGATTGGCAAGTATATGAAGCAAGTCCTTATGAGTACACAATCAAGTTAGAAGCAGACATTTATGTACCATCATCAATTGATTATTGGTGGGACGTGTTGAAAGAAAGAGACTTAGTTATCTCTACAACTATAAGAGACTTCAAGCAAAATATATCCCCTGTAAGAGCCTATAGACACTTTGTAGACGATAACGAACTGCCAGACACATATAATGCAATAACATATTTTAAGAAGTCAGAAACAGCAAAAGAATTCTTTGACATAGTAAGACACATGTTTGAGAATTGGGAAAAGTTTAGAGACACACTACAATGTAACCCAGGTGAGTTAGCAACTACTGATTGGATTTATGCATATGCATCACACTTGATTGGTGTAGAGAAAACAACATTGCCTACTTTTACCGATATGTCAATGATACATATGAAACAATTCATAAATACTATGCCTACAGAAAACTGGATTGATACGTTAGTATATGAAATACACCCACATTCATTACGAGTCAATACGATACCCCAGCGGTATCCGTTTCACTATCATATCAAATCATTTTCTGCTATAATAGAGGAGTCAATTGGTGAGTGAAGAAAATAACGAAGAATATATTCTTATTTGGGACGCACCAGTGATTGAGGCACCAGAATTTAGATTATACTACAAGGATGATGGGAGTGTAGACTTCTACACATGTGATAAGCCTGAGGGAGATTACATTGTTGTTGATGCAATGGCATTTGCTGAGGCTCGACCTGACATCAAAGTAGTTAATGGGCGTATTGCTAAGATTAGACCACATGCAATTGTACAAAAGTTAAGACCTAGTACAAAAGGACAGACAACTTCTATAACAGACATAAGTATTATTATTAACCCTGAAAAGATCACAGAACAGGATCAATCAAAAGTTCAACATTGGGAGTTGTGTGATTATGAAATCGAATAAAGACATTACAGATTTACCGTCTGACATCAGAAACAAATGGAAGCCAAGTGAAGGCATTAACTGGGACTTGATTCAACGTATGAGATTTATGAATGCTGATGCAGAGATAGATCCAGAAGATACTTATAGTGAAGAAGCAAAAAAGGATATTGATGAGTAATATTATTGACATTGCAGATTTAGATTGCATTTATCTTTCATATGATGAACCACAGAAAGAAGAGTTCTGGCTAGAGATTAAGAACATGGTGCCTTGGGCTCAACGTGTTGATGGCGTATTAGGTAGTGATGAAGCACACAAAGCCGCAGGTGAACTAAGTGAGACTGAACGATTCATTCTTATCGATGGTGACACTTTGCCAGAAGAAGACTTCTTTAACATTCAATTAGACTTTACAGACAAAGACCCAAGATATCACCAAGCACAATTTAGATGGAAGTCTATTAACAATATTAATGGCTTACGATATGGTAACGGTGGTATGTCCTCATGGACTAAAGCATATGTAGAGAATATGACTACACATGAACACACTGACGGATCTGAAGCAACACAAGTAGACTTTATGATGAACTCAGAAGATTCGTTATACTGGGCAATGTATGATTGCTATTCAACTACTTACCCTAACAAATCAGCATTCCAAGCATGGAGAGCAGGCTTTAGAGAAGGTGTTAAGATGGTCTTAGATAGAGGCGCATTAGTAACAGTAGATCAGTTTAAACACAAAGTAGCAGACAAGAATTTAGATAACCTAACTGTCTGGCAGAATGTAGGCTTAGATGCAGAGAACGGTGACTGGGCGATCTATGGAGCAAGACTAGGAACATACATGACAATGTTAACAGACTTTGAACACACAGACATTCAATGGTTTGATAACTATCCTGCTATGTGGGAACAGTACATGAACAATGATCCAATTGCATCAGCAAAAGAAATAGGGGAAGAACTAAAAGCAAAATTGGGACTACCAATGAACATGCTTGATGAAGAACAATCAAAGTTCTTTAAAAGACATTACAATGCAGACAAAAGAAACTTAGGTCCCCTCGTAACAGAGATGGAGATTATCAGAGAAATAGAAGGCTGGTAATGTCTAAAGAAACAGACAGAATAAAAACAATACAAATCCGAGTTGAAGAGGAAGCCACTCCTTCATTCTGTCTTGCCAAATGGCAACATGTTACTATGTATTTACAAACAGGTGAAACACATAGTTGTTATCATCCACAACCACATAAGATTCCATTACATGAATTAAA